GTGTGAAGTCCAGCTGGCGTATGCCATCGGTGTGGTACAGCCGGTGGGCGTGTCGGTGGAGTGCTTCGCACGGAACACCAGCCGCTGGACTTCATCCAGCTTACGTCAAGGACAGCTACGACCTGACCCCGCAGGGTATCATCCAGCGGCTGGGTCTGCTGGACGTGGACTACAACAAGGTCAGTGCCTACGGTCACTTCGGCAAGCCCAGTCTGCCGTGGGAGGAATGACCCATGCCCCGCAGACCAAGGTGCCGTGCCGACACCCCGGTTGCCCGGAGCTGGTTGAGCCGGGCAGCCTTTACTGTGCAAAGCACCTGCCGCTGCACCCGAAAGTCACCCGCCCAGCGGGTAAGCGTGGCTATACACGACAGTGGCAAAAAATAAGCAGGCAGTACCTCCAAGCCCATCCGCTCTGCGCCGAGTGCATGAGGCAGGGGAGATACAAGAAAGCCACCGTGGTAGACCATATCACACCGCACCGTGGCGATCCCAGACTTTTCTGGGACGAAGACAACTGGCAGCCGATGTGTAAGCAATGCCATGACCGCAAGACTTTGACCAAAGACATCCACCCGGTGTACCGCTACTGACCCCCGCCGGGGCCGGGGTCACTTCTCTGTGGTGAAGTCAACAGAAGACCGGTGGCCCCTTTCGTGTGAAAAAACGCAAAATTCATAGGCCGGGGGTCCCGGAATTAACGGCGCAAAATGAACAAGGTGAAGATGAGGCATCGGGGTAAACGCTCCGGTGCCTTTTGTTTTCCCCGAAATGAACCAAAGCGTGTGAGAATCCTTGCAACATGGGGCTTTTCGCACGTTTTAGCTTGTTCCGGGACAAGGAGAAGCAAGCAGCAGCCGGACGCCGCAAAAACAAACTAACCCGGCGGGGCAGGGCCGGTTGCTGCTTCGCTTCTTTTCGTATGCTTTTTGAGATTTTCCACTGGAACTGACATGGAAACGGCGAAAAATGAGGACGGGGTGAGGATAGATGGAAGATTACACGGCCGAGATGATCAAGGACATGGCTTTTTCTTTCTGTCCGCAGTGTGGTGCTGCTATCGTTCCGAAGCATCGGGGACGACCGAGAAAGTTCTGCTCTCCCGAATGCCGCTCTAAGTGGAACAACACCCACCCAAGACCGCAGAACTGGAAGACCGTGCGGTCAAAGGTCTGCCCGATGTGCGGCAGAGAGTTTTCCTACCGCCACCAGTACGGTCTTCCAAGAAAGTATTGTAGTCGAGCCTGTGCCAATAAAGGCAGGGCGAAGGGAGAGAGCAGCATTGGATAATAAAGTGATCGGCGTATTTGCGGTCTGCAACACCGCAGGCATCTGTGTACATGAGATTGACCATGCAGAGGACAGAGTCCTTGCTTCCATGAATGGGATAGACCCGGAATGGTATCCGATTACGGAAAAACCGCAGTCGGAGATGGGCGGGGACAGCGATGAATTGGAGTCGGGCTTTGAGTTCGGCTCCTTTTTTGTACCGTTCTCTGAGGTCATGCGTGTGTGAATCTGAACTGGGAGGAGCTACATGAAAGCAACTGCTGAACTGAAAATGCTGCCGGTGTCCGTACTCAAGCCGGCTGCATACAATCCCCGGAAAAAGCTGAAGCCAGGGGACAAGGAGTACGAGAAGATCAAGAACTCCATTGAGGAGTTCGGTTTTGCCGATCCTCTGGTGGTCAATGCCGATATGACGATCATCGGCGGTCATCAACGCCTGACCGTTGCGATGGCACTGGCTATACCGAAGTGCCTTGTGCGGTGGTGGACATCGACAAGACCCGAGAAAAAGCCTGAACATCGCACTCAACAAGATCACCGGCGCGTGGGATGATTCCCTGCTGGCTGACCTGTTGAAGGATATCGAGAACTCCAACTTCGACCTGGGCAAGACGGGCTTTGAGCCGCCTGAGATCGAGACACTGTTCAACAAGGTCCACGACAAGGACATCAAGGAAGATGACTTCGATGTGGAATCTGAGCTGAAGCAGCCGACCTTTTCGCAGGCAGGTGATCTTTGGATGCTGGGCCGGCACCGTGTTCTGTGCGGTGATTCTACGAAGGCTGAGTGCTACGATACCCTGATGGACGGCGTGAAGGCCAACCTTGTTCTTTCCGATCCTCCGTACAATGTAGACGTGGAAGAAACGGCCGGTAAGATCATGAACGACAACATGGGCGACTCGGAATTCTACGAGTTCCTGCTGGCAGCGTTCAAGCAGATGCACGGTCATCTGGCGGATGATGGTTCCATCTACATCTTCCACGCCGATACGGAAGGTCTGAATTTCCGAAAGGCGTTCAAGGATGCGGGATTCTATCTGTCCGGGTGCTGTATCTGGAAAAAGAATGCTCTGGTGCTGGGCCGCAGTCCCTATCAGTGGCAGCATGAACTGCCTCTATGGGTGGAAGCTGAAGGGCAAGCACCAGTGGTACTCCGACCGTAAGCAGACCACCATCTGGGAGTATGACCGTCCCAAAGCAAACAAAGACCACCCGACCATGAAGCCCATCGGCCTGATGAGCTATCCCATCCGCAACTCCACCATGACCAACGGCATCGTCCTGGACCCCTTCCTCGGCAGCGGCTCGACCTTGATCGCTGTGAGGAGACTGACCGGGTATGCCGTGGCATTGAGCTTGACCCAAATTTGTGGATGTTATCGTCAAGCGCTATATCGAGCATAGCGAAGGCCGCTACGAGGATGTGTATGTCCTCCGTGGCGGTCAAAAGCTGAAGTTCGATGAGGTGGCATCCTTCCAGCCGGAACAGGAGGACGCAGATGACTGAACCCAGATGTGTCCTGTTCCATGACAACTTCCAGAACTTCAAGTCCTACAACATCCCCAAGCACAGCTGGTGATCGCCGACATTCCGTATAACATCGGGTCGGACTTCTACGCCAGCCGGCCGGATTGGTATGTGGACGGAGATAACCGGAACGGAGAGAGCGATAAGGCTCGGAAAGCGGCATTCAACACCGACTTCACTTTCAATATTGCAGAATATTTCCATTTCTGTAACCGGCTGCTGAAGAAAAAACCCATGAAAGGGGAAAAGGGCGCACCGTGCATGATCGTGTTCTGTGCGTTCCAGCAGATCCCCAAGGTCATCACGGAAGCTGAGAAGTACGGGTTCAAAAACTATATCCCGCTGACCTTCTGTAAGAACTACAGCCCGCAGGTCTTGAAAGCCAACATGAAGATCGTGGGTGCAACGGAGTATGCGCTGGTCTTGTACCGGGGCAAGCTCCCGAAGTTCAACAACGTCGGTGAGGATGGCAAGTCCCACATGATCTTCAACTGGTTTGACTGGAAACGAGATGGCAAGGACTATCCGAAAATCCATCCGTCTCAGAAACCGGTGTCCGTGCTGAAACGCCTGATCGAAATCTTTACCGATCCCGGAGATGTGGTCATTGACCTTGCGCGGCAGCGGGGGCAACGCTCCGGGCGGCCAGAGAAATGGGACGTGACAGCTACGGATTGAAGTGTCCAGGAATTTCTACCTGAAAGCCAAAGAGCAGATGCTCGGAGAGGAGGCTGTATGAGCACCGAATCGAATATCCAACTGACCCTCGCAGCCTCTTTGATGGCTCCGGGGGTTTTCCTTTGGGTGGTTTACTGACAGGCTGCATCACGCCGCTGTGGAGCAGCGAAGTGGAGCCCTTCGCCATCCGGGTCACGACCAAGCGTCTGCCGGAGGTAAAGCACTACGGAGATGTGTCCGCTATCAACGGCGCAGACTTGCCGCCGGTGGACATCATCACCTTTGGCAGTCCTTGTCAGGATATGTCCATTGCCGGTAAAAGAGACGGTCTGGATGGTTCACGGTCCAGCCTGTTCTATGAAGCAATTCGCATCGTGAAGGAAATGAGGTGTAAGACCAATGGAGCGAAACCGAGATTTATCGTATGGGAGAACGTGCCGGGGGCCTTCTCCTCAAACAAAGGACAGGACTTCAAAGCCGTCCTCGAAGCCGTCATCGGTGTTAAGAAACCGTCCGCCGAGGTGCCTGTGCCTGACAAAAAAGGCTGGCCCGATGCAGATTACTATCTGGGAGACGGATGGAGCATCGCATATCGAGTTCTTGACGCGCAGTGGTGGGGCGTACCCCAAAGGAGAAAACGCATCTACTTGTCGCAGATTTTGCAGACCACGGTGCCCCAAAAGTATTATTTGAGTCCGAAGGCATGTCTGGGTATTCTGCGGAGAGCTTCCGTGCGTGGCAAAGAACTGCCTCTGGTGCTGAAGGCGGCACTGGAACGGCAGGCTGCTGCGGAAGAATCTGCCTGAACGACCAGGGCGGGGAGAGGATGGATGTGACCAAGGAGGTGACCGGAACACTCCGGGCGCAAGAGCATGGGCATCAGCCGTGTGTCCTTGAAGCGGCCGGCTTCTGCACCGAACACTCCGCCAATGCGAGGAGCATCGGATATGAGGAAGAACGGTCTCCCACCCTCCGGGCCGGAGTCGTGCCTGCCGCCATCGCTCTGGAAAATCATCCGACCGATAGCCGGGTGAAGATTGCAAAGGACGGCAAGGTACAGACGCTGACCAGCAGATGCGGTACGGGCGGCGGCAATGTCCCGCTGGTTCTGGATGGCGTGGAAAACAGCGGGAAAGAGGTGGAAAACTCACCTGCAGTCACACTGAAAATTCGTTCTGGATGCGAGGGTGGCGGCAAAGGTGCTATCTGGCAGGAAGAAAAATCTGCAACCCTCGGCTGTAACAACGACCAGACCGTGTTCGTGCCTAAGTGCTACGGTGTCTGCTCCAAGGCCAGCCATTCCATGATGTCAGATACCCCCCACAGCGGATTCTATGAAGCGGAAACTTCCCGGACGCTGGATCGTAGCGGCGGTGACCCGACCTGTAACCAGGGTGGGCTGTGTATCTGCGAACCTGTTGTCTGCGTGGATCAGGGTGGAGGCAAGTCGAACTGCACGGTAGACGAACAGGTGGCACCGCCTCTGGCCTGCACCCATGGCGGGGCTCCGGCAGTAGCCTTTACCCAGAACCAGCGGGATGAAGTCCGGGATCTGGGCGAGACGGCGGGTTCGCTGTCTGCACAGCCGGGAATGAAACAGCAGACCTTTGTGGCGCAGCCGGATGACGTGACGGCATTCCATGTGAATCAGCGCAATGAGCTGATCGACCTGCATGGAAAGTCCGGTGCGCTCATGGCGACCCGAAGCGACCAGATGCAGACCTTCGTGCTGCAGGGCAACATGATCGGCCGCAAAGACGAGAATGGTCCGCAAGGTGACGGCATCAACGAAGATGTCTGCTTTACGCTGGATGCCACTGACCGTCACGCAGTCTGCGCACCGGAAGATGTCTACGCCATGACCACCGGCTCCTTCATGAGGGTCGAGGAGAATGTATCTCCCACCCTTATGGCCCGGGACTTTAAAGACCCCACCACCATAGCGCCGGTGCCGCACCTGAACGATGGCGTGTCGGGAACAGTGGCGACCGGGGCGCATCCCAGCGGCTTCAACGGGCAGGACGCTTTCAATGACCGGCTGGTCATCGATAACCCGGAGGCACAGCCGATCCCCGTGTCCTATACGGTTCGCCGTCTGACCCCGACCGAGTGCGCTCGGCTGCAAGGCTTTCCCGATTGGTGGTGCCGTGACCTCGAAACTGAGGATCCCACGGAAGAAGAAATCTCTTTCTGGCAGGATGTGTTTGAAACGCACCGCAGACTTGTGACTCAGGCCAAGAAGCCGAAGACGGAAAAGCAGATCCGAAAATGGCTGGCAGACCCGTATTCGGATGCCGCAGAGTATAAGCTCTGGGGCAATGGTGTCGCACTGCCGTGTGTCTTTTTTGTACTGTCCGGCATCGTCTGGGTGGCCGGATCGTCTGAGAATGGGAGTGAATCGGAGTGAGCATCACCCTGACTGCTTTTCTTGAGCAGCTCGAGACCATCTGTGCTACGAAACCAGACTATCGCATCGGCGGTAGCGGTACGGATGGTACCTGTGACTGCATTGGTCTTATCATCGGAGCACTCCGCAGAGCCGGTGGAAGCTGGAAAGGTTACCACGGCAGTAACTACGCAGCCCGGAAACAGATGGCGGACTTTGTGGAACTCAAACCCGCACACTTGTTCGTGGGTGAGATCGTATTCAAAGCCCGGAACCCCGGCGACAGCAGCTACAGTTTGCCGGACCGGTACAAGTCGGGAGGTGTAAACTGTACCGGAGACCTGCGGGACTACTACCATGTGGGCGTGATCACAAGAGTGCATCCGCTGGAGATCACCCATTGCTCCACCAGCGTGGAAGGGAACAGCATCCACCGTGACTCAGTTCTGGGCAGGTGGAAGTTCGGCGGCCGGCTGAAAGGCATCAACTATAAAAGTGATCGAGAGGAGAAGGTAGAGATGGAAAAGGTCAATATGCTGGCAGTTCATTGCAAGGCAACCGTTACGGGCGGAAGATTGAGTCTGCGGCAGGCTCCGTCCAAGACCTCTGACCGTCTGGTGTGGATCCCCAATGGTACCCGGCTGGATGTGACCGGGCAGGGAGATGGCTGGTGCGCTGTGACCTATGAGACCATTCCCGGCTACGTCATGGAACGCTACCTGATCCTGGACGAGGAGAAAAAGCCCCTGACCGAGGCCGAGCGTCTGGAAGCTCTGGAAAATAAGACGGCTGAGTTTGAGCAGCGCATCGCTGCGCTGGAAGCAAGAGCCGGCTGAAACCAATAAAATGGCCCACGGTATTACGAGGTAAAGGCTACCCCGTGATACCGTGGGCGTACATATCGGATGATCTTGCACAGTCGTGTTTTGCACGGATCGTGTAAAAGGTCGAATATGAAGAATGTCGAGAAATGGCCTTGCTATTTCATCGATTCAGAGCGATATATGTGCTACCGAAAACAAAGAAAGGGGCACAAAGCCATGAAAAAGTACGCACTGAATATTGATGACCGCAAGGTTCTGGTAAGCCGCCTGATGGAGTTGACTGGGCTTCATTCCCGGTACACTTTCATGCCGCGCTGCGCTTACATCGTTGGCAACTACACCGTAGAAAAGGAGGGAACGCTTGTGATCGAAGACAACGCTGCGCCGGAGATCATCCGGACGCTGCTGGACGAGGGCATCATCCGTGAGGAAGGTGCGGAAACCCCGGAGACTGCGGAAACCGAAGCCGCCTGCGGGGAGACCACGGAATCGGAGTGTGAAGAGTCAGACGAGACCGTGGACAGCACCGAGGATACCCAGCCCACCGAGGAACCGGACGCAACTGCCGAGGAATCCCCGGAAATTCAGAACCGGTGGACGAGGATGAGCCGATGGACACTGTGAATGACACCGATGCGGACGAGGCACCTGCTCCGATCGAACAGCCGACCTTACAGGATGTGGATGAGCTGACCATCAGCCTGCCGATGTCCGGGCATACCGCCCAGAGTTTGCGGAATTTTCTGAACCTTATGTACAGCCGAGGCCCTCTGCTGAACAAGGCGATGGGCACGAACTTCACGGTGTCGCAGGGACTTCTGGACGCACTGGAACAGGCAACTCCCCACACGGTGAGCGAGATGCTGGATGAGCTGGAAGAATACCGCATGGGTGCCGGCACCACCGGCATGACCGGCATCCAGATCACGGAGCAGAAGATCAGCATGGCCTTTGTCGGTCCGCTGACACAGGAGAAGGTCAGTGCCTACACAGAACTTTGTTCCGCTATGAACCGGATGGCAGTCACCCAAAAGAGGATTCAGGCAAAGACCATCAACGACGCCAATGAGAAGTACGCACTTCGCATCTGGCTGATCCGACTGGGTCTGAACGGAGATGAACACAAGACCATCCGCAAGCTCCTGATGCAGAACCTTTCCGGTCATGCGGCATTCCGCACCGAGGAAGATGCCGAAAAGTTCCGGGTCAAGGAAAAGGCAAAGCGGGATGCCCTGAAAGCCGCGAAACAGGCGGCACAGGGCGGCGTTTCTGCCGCCGAGGAAACGGCCGAAGCGGCAGCGGAATCCCCCACACAGCCCGACTGTGGGGCAGACGGCGCACCCCAGGCGCAGGAGGCGGGAGCGTGAGCTCCTGACCCCTTATGGGGGCCGCCGGATAAGAGAGAGCTTCTTCCATTGTACCGATATTAACTCTGAAAATGTACAGTATCAAGTGTGTTTTTCACTATAATGTACACGATCTTTGCCTTGAATGATCGGTGATTATTTGACCCTTTATGGCCTTGCTATCCTCCCCACATGACGGTAATATGCACATACCGCAAGGGGAACAGAACAAGACAAAAGGAGATAAACACCATGAACGATAAGACCAGAGAGCAGATCGAAGCCATGAAGATGCAGACCATCGGGGTCGAGGTTGAGATGAACAACATCACCCGCGAGAAAGCCGCCAGAAAGGTTGCCGAGTTCTTCGGAACGACCGCATGGTACGCAGCCGGCGAGTACGGGTACATGAGCTGGGCTTGCAAGGACCAGCAGGGCAGGGTTTGGAAATTCCAGCGAGACATCAGTATCCACGGACCGGAAGCTGAAAAGTGCGAGATGGTGACCCCAATCCTTACCTACGAGGACATCGAGACCTTGCAGGCAATCATCCGACTGCTCCGCAAGGCTGGCGCAAAGTCCAGCCCCAGCCGGGGATGCGGTGTTCACATCCACATCGGCAAGGGCAACCACACCCCCAAGACCCTGCGGAATCTGGTCAACATCATGGCAGCACATGAACAGCAAATCGGCAGAGCGATTCGCATCGATGCAGGCAGAACCGGACAGTATTGCCGAGTGGTCGACCCCCGATTCCTTGACCAGCTGAACAAGAGAAAGCCGACGACCATGACCGAGCTTGCCGACATCTGGTACGCCGGCAACCACGCAGACTACGGCAGAACGGCACACTACAATGAAAGCCGATACCATATGCTGAACCTCCACGCCACCTTCACCAAGGGTACGATTGAATTCAGACTTTTCCAGTTTGCCGACCCCAGCGACGGTAAGCAGAACGGACTTCACGCCGGTGAGCTGAAAGCCTACATCCAGCTTTGCCTCGCAACGAGCCAGCTTGCCAAGATGGTAAAGACCGCAAGCCCCAAACCCCAGCAGACCGACAACGAGAAATACGCAATGCGGTGCTGGATGCTTCGGTTGGGCTTCATCGGGGACGAGTTCAAAACAGCACGGGAGATCCTTCTGCGGAATATGGAGGGCAACGCAAGCTGGCGCAACGCATAAGCGCGACTTGCACGGGCACCTATCGGGCGGGCAACCGCCCTTTAGGCGGTAGAAGGAGGCGATACGCCATGAAAAATGAAACCAGAGAAACCGCACCCGGCAGAACGTTCCGGGTGGTCATCACCGAGACCTCAAACGGGTGGTCGAAGTCAACGAATCCGAGATCAAGGAACCCACGATGGATGAGGCCGTCCAGGCGGTCAGCGACTGGTGGCACAACGGACAGATCGTTCTGGAAGCCGAGGACTTTGACGGCGTGGACTTTTCCGCTGCGGAAGGCGGTGAGGTCGGTGATTGATCACTTCCGATTCGACAAGGGCGCAATCAGCAGAAAGCCGTCCCGGTACTATCTTGCCTACGGCAGCAACCTTGATATGGAACGGATGGGGCACAGATGCCCCTATGCGGTGCCGGTCGGTGTTACCGAAATCTACGGATACCGACTCCTGTTCAAGAAAAGTAAGACTGGGTGCTACGCCACCATCGAGCAGGACGCCAATGAAAGCGTTCCGGCTGTGGTCTGGTTGCTTTCCGAGTTTGATGAACTGCTGCTGGACCGGTACGAAGGCTGCCCACGGTACTATTACAAGAAGCAGTTCCAGCTTCCCGTCTGGAATCTGGATGGGCATCGGATGAAGAAACTGAAAACCTGCATGGCATACATCCTGCACGAAGAACGGCAGCTCGGCTGCCCCAGCCATGAGTACTTCGACTTGCTGGCAGACGGGTATACGGAGTGGGGATTCCCGACAGATACACTGCACAGCGGGCTGTCTTCCAGCATCGGAAAGGCGGCAGCGGTGGAGTTTCTCAAAGAAATCGACTGAGTACAATTTTGCCGATCCTGTGAGGAAATCATTGTGCAGGATATGATGCACATTGGCCTTGCTATTCGGGCAAAACAGAGGCATATATAGCATACCGCCAGACAACAGCGGAAACGAAAGGAGCAAGCGACTATGAACGAAAAGAAGTATTACATCGCATACGGCAGCAACCTGTCGGTGGAGCAGATGGCACAGCGTGCCCGGATGCCCGCATTGTGGGGCAGGCTGTTCTGGAAGACTGGGAGCTGGCCTTCCACGGCTGCGCAACCATCCTGCCGAACAAGGGAAAGAACACACCGGTCCTGGTGTGGGAAATCTCCGCTGGCGATGAGAAGAACCTCGACATCTATGAGGGCTTCCCGCACTACTACCGCAAGGAAAATATGACGGTCGAGGTGGTGAGCAAGGATGCAGAGCCCATGACCGTCACCGCCATGGTCTACATCATGGAACACGACTATGGGCAGAAAATGCCGAGTCTGTACTACTATCGGGTCCTTCACGATGGCTATAAGGCATTTCATTTCCCGATGCACATCTTGGAGGGCGCACTGAAGAAGTGTACCAACAACAAGAAACTCGCGGAGAAGATGATCAGGGAGGTGCAGGGATGAATTTTCCGGACAAGAAGACCATAGAAACTCTGCGGACACAGTTCCCGGTTGGCTGCCGTGTGGTGCTGGACCGGATGGAAGATGCGCAGGCACCGGCCTTGGGCACACAGGGAACCTGCCGGGGTGTGGACGATGCCGGCAATGTGATGGTTTCGTGGGATACGGGCGGCAGCCTGAACGTTGCCTACGGCGCGGACAGTTGCCACCGTGTGGCGTCCGAGGCCGAGGTAAAGAAATCGCTCGACCACCTCGGTAAGACGCGACACGCGGGCCCACGTTGCCCACGGTGCGGCACTGAGCCGGACTGTTACGACCACCAGCAGCAAGCCCTCAGCCGCTACGCAGAGATCATGGTGTGCAACACCTGCGGTACGGTCGAAGCGATGGAAGACTTCTTGGGGAAGCAACACCGCTGACCGACTGGGCGATCGTGAAAGCGGGGTGGGTCGAATGAAGGTGCTTTTGGTCGAGCCGAGGGAACATCCGAAGGAGATCGATATCCAGCCCACGCTGGAAGAGTACTATAAGGTGCTGGACTGCGACTGCATCACGGCAACCTACCCGTGGCCGGAACCGGTCGCCTTGGTCACGGATGACAACGGACTGTTTACGGATAAGCTGTTCAGCCGGTATATCCGGGAACTGAGACAGCGATCCGAGGCAGCTTCTTCCTCTGCGGGTTAGGCAAGGAAGACTTCACGGACTTGCCGCCGGAACTTGTGGACAAGTTCAGGAAACGGTTCTGGAATCCGGAACTTTTCGTTCGCACCGCATCGGGACTCGCGGCCATCCAAATCAGCGACGGCACACAGCCCGAATAAAGAAAACGGCCCCTTCTGCTAGGCAGAAGGGGGTGGCTTGTGGGCTGGTGGGGGCTTCGAATCATCGAGAACCCATTCCCAGTTTACTGTATATTAGCTCTGGTTTGCAAGAATAGCAAGCCGGGAAAGAGCAGGATCTTCCACGATCTTTGGGCGGCAGAACTGTGTATATGGTCAACGGAAAACGGGGACAACGAGGAACAGCCCCAGCCTTTGCTGGGGGTTCCTTGGCGGATTCCCTTAAAGGAAATCCCGCATGCTCATGCCGACTTCGTAGAGCTGCTGCTCAAGGCTCATGTAATGCCATTCTTCTTCCTCGTCCTCTTCCTCCTCCAGTTCTTCGGGGAAGGGGTCGTGTTTCCAACCGCCCTTGCGGTATTCTTCTTCCCGGATGTCGTTGCGGTCGAAAATGTCCAGCTCGTATTCTTCTTCAAGCTCTGCAATGCGGTCCTCGATGATGCTTTCAATCTCGCTGATGGTTTTTTTCATGGTGGTTGCCTCCGTTTTCCGTTTGTGTTTTCCTTTCGGTGTCTGTATATTCGCTCTAAAACACATAGTTATCAAGGCCATTTATCGACATAAATCCGACAAAGATATGGCTGATGATCGTCGATAATATGACGTTTTATGGCCTTGCTATTATGCCGAAACGACGGTAATATGCACATACCGAAACGGAAAGGAAGGAAAAAACATGGAACGCTACACCTACGAGATCACCTTCACCCGGCTGGACGGCCAGCCGACGAGACCCAGCAGTACACCGATGAGGGGTTTGCCAGAGAATGCTTCCGGCTTTTCGATGAGCCGGACAGCGCCGAGATGTACAGCCGCATCCGCCTGACTCGCCACGACTGGGAGACCGGCACGGACGAGGTTCTGGAGACCTTGGAATTCTGAAAGGGGAGAACGAACATGGATAAGGAACTGGACAAGAAGCTGGACACGATCCGGCTCAACGTATTGGCCGCCAATTTTGGCGACCTTGCCACTCGCCGCCAGATGATTCAGGAGTTCGGGGATTACCCGGACGCCCTGTGGGGTGTCAATGAAAATGGGGAGAAGGTGATGCTCAGCATCCGGAAAAACGGCATCACGGAGCGTGTGTTCCAGTCGAATCGGTGGGTTCGGGTCAACGAATACGATGCGACGGCTGTGAGGCTGGCGAGACCTACGAAGGCGCTGCAGAGTGCCCGAAACCCACGGCGACGGATACGGATGAGGAACTGGAGCTTTCGGATGCCAGAGTGCCCGCAACGATGAGATCTACAACGCTGCGTATGAATTCTGCAAGGTCATGGCGGAGGATGACGACCTCCAATGGAACATGGAGATCCTCGGAGAACTGGCAGACCTTGCCGCCGAGCTCCTGACCCGGCACGGCAGCCGTGTGCGCTACCCTGCGGTGGTCACCGAATCGGACGGAAGGCAGTATATCGAGGAATACCACAACGGCGCAAAGTGACACATTTTCCGGAGTGCTGGGCTAGATAATCGTGTACATTAGCCGCTTGCTATCACCCCTGAGTGACGGTAATATACAGTCACAAAAACGAAGGGAGATAAACACCATGACCTACACGAACATCCGACTTTTCACTGCCAACGGCATTCCGGAGCGCTCAGCAACCTTTGGTACGGTACCGACTGCTCGGTGGTCGAGATCCAGGATGCCATCGAAGATGCCAAGAACGCAGCAAACCTTCTGCGGCACATCCAGAAGATGAAACTTCTGAAGAAGGTTGCCCTCGACCGGGAAACCGAACAGAAGGTGCGGTTCAAGACCACCGATTGCTGGGGCAATACAAGCTACCTCGAAATCCGCAAGTGAACCGGACGGATAGGGGCAAGGGGCTGGGAAACCGGCCTTTTGCTCGTGTCCGTCCAATGTCATACCGCCCGAATGTACACAAATCTAGGAACGAATGATCGTGTATCATAGCCGCTTGATAGTGTGCGAAAGTGACGGTAATATGTGCATACCGAAAGGGAAAACCCCACGGAAAACACAAAAAACACGCTGGAGGATACGACAATGACGAAGAATGAAAACCGCATCAATAAGCTTTTCGAGGAACTGGTTCCCACGAGCGGCAAGGCGGATAGCCTCGCCGGAGAACTGGTCAGAGCCACCGCACGGATCGGGTACCGATTCTTCAACGACGGCGACATGGTCAACCAGGGCTACGGCAAAGAAACCTGCAACCCCGCAGCCCGCTTCCTGATCGCCAAGGGCAACGCAGAGATCAGCAGCCTGACCGTAGCCCTTTGGGAGATCTTCAGCGAGGATGCCTACGAAAAGGTTCTGGATACCCTTGAAGGTGCGGTTGCCGACTACATCAAGCAGACCCCCGACCTTCGCAGCCAGCCCACCAAGGATATGTGGGATTACCGCGATATGGCGGAAGACTGGGACGACAGCTGCGATGAGGAAGAGGACTACGACGACTGCGAAGATGACTACGATGAGGAAGAAGACTACTGAGCAGAAAATTGCGGGGGCTTGCCTGAAAGGGCGGCCCCTTTTCCTGTGCATGGACTCTCAAATATACACCGATCCGGGCGTGAATGATCGTGTGATCTGCGGCCTTGCTATCTGCGGGACGTGACGGTAATATACAGCCACAAAAACGAAAGCGAGGTACATTGATATGAAAAAGCAGACCCTGACCAAGAAGCAGCAGAAAGCCCTGCTGGACATCGCAAAGCGCCTGATGGTGGAGGTGGAAAACCGAGGCGACCTTGAAGCGCGCGGCTGCGACAGCGAGGATTTCATCGAGGTTCCCGTCTGGGGCATCCAGAAAGCCATGGAGGAAGCCTACCTTCTGGGCAGGGCGGAGAAGTAAGCCCGACACAGCCCCCACAAAGGGGCGCAGGCGCAGGCCGACAAACTCCCCAACCAAACCGCACAAGACCCACACAGGGGCTGTGTGGCGGGGTGGTGGGGCAACGGAGGAATGAGTATGAACGACGAAAAAGTCATGGACCTTATCGTGGACATCTACAACAATATGAATGACGAGGATAAGGCCGGCTTCACGCTGGAGACTGCCAAGGAGATGGTCAAGGACCAGATAGAAATTGATTTTTCTCATGGTCGTGAGCCACTGGAATACGCCCCCAGCTCTTTTATGAAGTAATCCGGGAGTTCATTGAACAGGATGCTGAGGACGGAGAGTGATGTACATTCTGCCCGGTATTCCGGCAGATGATTGTGCGGTATAGCCGCTTGCTATCCTCCCTACATGACGGTAATATGTGCATACCGAAAGGGAAAGACCCTACGGAATGAAAAACACGGAGGATTTCACCATGAAGAAGCATCTGAACAACTTCCCGGAACACAGCATCAGCATCGAGAGCTACAACGACCTGCTCAATCCCTGCTACGACAGCATCCTGCAGTTTGGAGACCGGCTTCTGGTGGCTAAAACGAACTGGAAGGGCGGCGTGGAGGCTGCGGTTTACGGATTCGCTGAGGACCCCAAGGAAGGGCTTTCATCGATCGAGTGCCGGCTGGAACTGCTGAAGATTTCGGATGAGGTGTACACGGATGCCGGACACGCCATGGAGTGGTGCATCCGGAACGCACACTGAGATATGGGCGGGGGCTCTGCGGGGGCTTTTGCTCGTTGCGGCAGATCTTCCGCGTGCAGGATATACACATATCCGACAAGACTGTGGGCGAATGATCGTGTATCATAGCCGCTTGATATACTGCCCCGGTGACGGTAATATACAGACACCGAAAGGGAAAACAAACACACGGAGGATACAGACCATGATGAAGAACGCCAAAACCTACCTGACCCGCATCCAGGCAGCCGCCACCGAGCGAGAGCTGACCGGCATTGAGATCGCCTTCAAGCAGGACATGAGCATCAACTGCGATGACCTTGGCAGACTATGCCGGGCAGCCGAGGACAAGCGGTACACCCTGCGGAACAACGCTGAAACCCTGCGGCTCAAGGACATCCTTTTCCAGCGGACGAAGGCCGAGATGGACGCCTACCACGACATGAGTCGAAAGCCGGAAAGCTGGACAGCCGAGGACATCGCCCACCAGCGCATCCGCTTTTGCAGCATCTGGCAGGTCATCGAGGAGGCCGAGCTTGCCGACGAGTACGAAGCATGGAAGGAAGCTAACCCCAACGCATAACTCACAAAGGACACACGCCCCGCAGGGGGCTGTGTCTCGTATCCACCGTGTTTGATATACAAAGGACTTCTTCGGAGGTCCTTTTTCTTATACCAATTTTTGAAGAAGGGAGGGGAAGCCCATGGCTACCAGAGGCAGAAAACCGAAGCCGACCGCCATGAAGGAACTGGAAGGCAATCCGGGTAAGCATCCGCTGAATACCAGCGAACCGAAGCCAACAAAGAAGGCACCGGCGTGTCCGAAATGGCTGGAGCCGGAAGCAAAAAAGGAATGGCGGCGGCTTGCCAAGCAGATGGAAGCCATCGGCATCCTGACCGAAGTGGACATGGCTGCCTTCGCCGGCTATTGTCAGGCATACGCACGATGGAAGGAGGCGGAAGAATTCATCACCCAGCACGGTTCCATCGTTAAGACACCGTCCGGGTACTGGCAGCAGGTGCCGCAGGTGTCTATTGCCCAGACCTATCTGAAAATCATGAATCGGTTTGCTGAACAGTTCGGGCTGACACCTTCTTCCCGAAGCCGGATCATTGCATCGGACGGCGGTCCTGCAAATGCCGCCGATGAGATGGAAAGCCTGCTGGGAGGTGACGGATAATGGCAGAGACACGCCCTAAAAATTATCCGACGCTCAAGAACTACAAGCCCAGCAGGTTCATGCTGCCGACCTCCCACTACGATGTGGAAAAGGCAGACCGGGCTGTGCGGTTTATAGAGAACCTCCGTCACACCAAAGGCAAGTGGGCGGGCAAACGGTTCTGGCTATTGCCGTGGCAGGAACAGATCATCCGGGATGTGTTTGGCATCGTGGACGAGCGTGGCAACCGTCAGTTCCGCACAGCGTATGTCGAGATCGGCAAGAAAAACGGCAAGTCCGAGCTGGCCGCTGCGGTGGCACTGTATCTGCTGTTTGCCGATAACGAGCCCTCCGCAGAAGTCTATGGCGCAGCGCCGACCGTCAGCAGGCATCCATCGTCTTTGACGTTGCCAACCAGATGGTGCAGATGACCCCAGCTCTCATGAAACGCTGCAAGATCATGGCGGCAACCAAGCGTATCGTGAACTACAGCAATGCAGGGTTCTATCAGGTGTTGTCAGCGGAAGTCGGCACGAAGCACGGCTTGAATGTGTCCGGTCTGGTGCTGGATGAGGTCCATGCCCAGCCCAACCGCAAGCTCTACGATGTCCTGACCAAAGGTTCCGGTGACGCCCGTGAACAGCCGCTGTTCTTCCTGATTACCACGGCCGGCACGGACAAGGAGAGCATCTGCTATGAGCTGCACATAAAAGCCCTTGACCTTCTTGCCGGTCGCAAGATCGACCACACCTTCTACCCGGTGGTCTACGGTCTGACCGATGAGGATGACTGGCACGATGAAGCCAACTGGTATAAAGCCAACCCCTCACTGGGGCAGACCATCCAGATCCAGCGTGTCAGGGATGCGTTTCAGGAGGCACTGGATAATCCCGCAGAGGAGAATGTGTTCAAGCAGCTCCGTTTGAATATGTGGGTGTCCTCACTGACCCGATTTATCCCGGAACACATATACAACCTCGGCAGCCAGCCAATCGATATGGAAGCTCTCAAAGGCCGTGACTGCTACGGTGGACTGGACTTGTCCAGCACCGGTGACATCACGGCTTTTGTGCTGATGTTCCCACCCAGAACCCCGGAAGAAAAGTACATCATGCTGCCGTTCTTCTGGATTCCGGAGGATACGATTCCCCAGCGTGTGCGCAGGGCATCTGTGCCCTATGACATTTGGTTCCAGCAGGGCTACCTGATGGCGACCGAGGGCAATGTCATCCATTACGGGTTCATCGAAAAAGTCATCGAAGAACTGGGCAAGACTTATCACATTTTGGAGATTGCCTTTGACCGATGGGGAGCAGTGCAGATGACCCAGAACCTTGAGGGGATGGGCTTCACAGTAGTGCCTTTTGGTCAGGGCTTCAAAGATATGAGCCCGCCTACCAAAGAGTTCTACAAGCTTCTGATGGAAGGCAATATCGTTCACGGCGGCAACCCCGTCATGGCATGGATGGCTGGCAACGTGGTCGTGGATACCGACCCGGCCGCAACATCAAGCCGACCAAGCAAAGTCGCCGGAGAAAATCGATGGTATCGTCGCTGCGATCATGGCGCTGGACCGCTGCATCCGAAATGAAGGACAGCAGCAGGGCAGTATCTACGATGAACGTGACATGATCGTTTTTTGATACACAAATCATGGAGGAAAACACAATGAAGTATTTGATGAGTGCAGATTGGTGGCGCGCTGCAAGTATCCGCGCCGCAAAGACCATGTTCCAGACCGGTGCAGCACTGGTCGTGACCCAGATGCCCAGCGGCACGGTGGACTGGATGGCAGTAGGCAGCGCAGCGATCGTGGCTGGCGTGGCCTCCCTCGGTACCAGCCTTGCAGGTCTGCCGGAGCTGGAGAAAGGGGATAATGCCTAATGACATTCTGGGAATGGCTGGTTTTGAAACCAAGAGACTCTCCCCAACCTGAAACCCCATCACCGAAAGAAGGTCTGCCAGAGGTCACGGACAATGTCCGAGATTCCGGGCAGACCTTTGTGTTTGGCCGTTCCAATGCAGGGGAACAGGTGGATGAAAAGGCAGCTATGCAGATCCCGACCGTGTATGCCTGTGTCCGACTGCTGGCAGAATCCATTGCTGCCTTGCCGCTGCACTTGTACCGGGTGACGGACGACAACGGCAACAAGGAAAAGGCGCGGGATCATCCGCTGTACAAGATCCTGTACAGACAGCCCAACCCGGAAATGACGGCATTTGTGTTCTGGGAGACCCTGATGACCCACCTGCTCCTCTGGGGCAATGCCTACGCACAGATCGTCCGGATGGCAAGAACACGGTACTGGGTCTGTATCCGCTGCTGCCGGAAAACGTCGAAGTGGATCGCGATGAAAGCGGCGAGCTGTACTACATCTACCACGCCTATACGGATGAAGTTCCGGGAGAGCAGAACAAGGACATCTACTTTCGCCGGGATGAGATCTTCCATGTGCCGGGGTTGGGCTTCAATGGGCTGATTGGTTTTCTCCAATCGCCATGATGAAGAACAGCCTCGGCACTTCTATTGCGGTGGACAAGTACGGGTCGGCGTTCTTAAGAACGGCGCACAGCCCAGCGGTGTGTTGGAACATCCCGGCGTCATGAAAGATCCGAACCGTGTCCGGGATAACTGGGAGGCGGCTTACGGCGGTGCGGCAAATGCGCATCGGGTGGCTGTTCTCGAAGAGGGCATGACCTACAAGCCCGTGTCGCTGCCGCCGGAAGACAGTCAGTTCCTTGAATCCAAGCAGTTCTCTGTGACGGAGATCTGCCGTATCTTTCGTGTGCCTCCGCATCTGGTAGCGGATCTGTCCCATGCGACCTTCTCCAACATCGAATACCAGTCGCTGAACTTCGTGATGCACTCCCTGACTCCGTGGCTCGTCCGCATTGAGCAGGGCATCATCAAGGATCTCCTGCTGGAGGAAGAGCAGGATACCTACTTTCCGAAGTTCAATGTGGACGGTCTGCTGCGCGGCGACTACCAGAGCCGGATGAACGGCTATGCCACCGGCATCAGCAATGGTTTTCTGTCTCCCAACGATATCCATCGATTGGAAAACATGGACCTGATCCCGGCTGACCAGGGCGGAGACGACTACTACCTGAACGGCGGATATGTGAAGTTGAAAGACGCAGGACTGGCACAGCAGAACAAGGCTGCCGCAGTCCAGCAGAATCAGCCAAAGCAGACACAGCCGAAGGAACAAGACCCGGAAGAAGAACCTGACAGCGATAATCGGCAGAGTGAGAGTATGCCGAAGAAAAGTGGAAGGAGAAGTAGATGAAGAAGTTCTGGAACTGGATCAAGGACAGTGATGACACCAGAACCCTCCGGCTGGAAGGCCCCATCGATGAGGAATCCTTCTGGGGCGATGAGATCACGCCGCAGATGTTCCGGGATGAGCTGGAATCCGGTGAGGGAGATGTGACTGTCTGGATCAACAGTCCGGGCGGCAATGTGTTCGCCGCTGCCGAGATCTATACCATGCTCAAGGACTACAAGGCAGTATCACGGTCAAGATTGATGCGATTGCCGCCTCTGCGGCATCCGTTGTGGCTGTGGCCGGTGATGTTGTCCAGATGAGTCCCGTTGCTATGCTGATGATCCACGACCCCAGCACCATTGCGATGGGCAACACCAAGGATATGGAAAAGGCCATCGAGGTGCTGACCGAGGTCAAGGAGAGCATCATCAATGCTTACGCTGCAAAAAGCGGTCTAAGCCATGCCCGCATTGCCAACCTCATGAGCAATGAGACTTGGATGAACGCCAAGAAAGCCGTGGAGCTGGGCTTTGCGGATGAGATTCTCTTTGCAAAGAAGGAGGATGAACCCGACAGTGATCCGGCAGACCCCGAAAAGCCGGAGGAGACTCCCGATGAGGAGCCGGGCGAGGGCGAAGAAAAGCAGTCGATCCAGAAGGATGCGGCAGGGCACCTTTTCTCCAGCCGTCAGATGGATCTAATCGTCCTGAATCGTCTGGGAGTCAAGCCTAATACCCCTGCGGCTCAAACGGAGCCGCCCAGTGATCCCCCTGCGGAAGCTGGTCCTGTCCTTGACATGGACGGCAAGACGGAGGAAGGGGATTATTCCTACAACGTTCTGATGAAACAGCTGGAGTGCATGAAATGATGCACCCCGGCTTTTTTCATGCCGAAAACACGAAATTCATGGAGGTACAACACTATGAGTAAGATTCTGGAACTGCGCACCAAGCGCAATACCCTCTGGGAGCAGACCAAGGATTTCCTGGAAAGAACCGTGGCGATAACGGTCTGGTGAAGGCCGAGGCTGTGGAGCAGTACAACAAGATGGCACAGGAGGTCAAGGACCTGGGTGCTGAGATCGAGCGGCTGGAACAGCAGGCACAGATCGAGGCACAGCTGTCTGCGCCCACTTCCAACCCCGTCCATGCCGATCCCAAGAACGGCAGCAAGAAGGATGTGAAGCCGACTGCTACTGCCGAGTACGCCGAGAACTTCTGGAACATGATCCGCAACCGTGGTCATTACGGCGAGGTCCGCAACGCTCTGTCCGTGGGCGAGGACACCGAGGGCGGCTTTACCGTTCCTGATGAGTTCGAGAAGAAGCTGGTGGAGGCACTGGAGGAGAACAACATCTTCCGTGGCATGGCGACTGTCATCCGTACCAGCTCCGGCACCCGCAAGATCCCCATCGCAGAGGATACCGGCGAGGCAAGTTGGATCGATGAGGGCGAGGAAATCCCCGAAAGCGATGCGACCTTCGGTCAGACCATGCTGTCCGCTTACAAGCTGGGTACCATGATCAAGATCTCCAACGAGCTGCTGAACGATTCTGCCTTCGACCTCGCCACCTATATTGCCCGCCGGTTCGGTGTGCGTATGGGTAATGCCGAGGAGCGTGCCTTCATCACCGGTGACGGTGTTGGTAAGCCTCTGGGTCTGCTGGCTGAGACCGGCGGTGCAAAGGTCGGTGTCAAGGCGGCCAAGCAGGATGCTGTCACCTTTGATGAGATCTTCAAGCTGTACTATGCGCTGAAGGCTCCTTACCGTAAGAAGGCACAGTTCCTCTGCAACGAGGCACTGGTGCTGCAGCTGATGACCATCAAGGACAACAACGGCAACTATATCTGGAAGCCGGGTCTGGAGATCGGCAAGCCCGATACTCTGCTGAACCGTCCTCTGAAGACCTCCGCCTTTATGCCGGAGATCAAGGGCGGTAACAAGGTCATGGCCTTTGGTGACTACAGCTACTACTGGGTGCTGACCGCCAGAACCGCACCTTCCGCCGCCTGAATGAGCTGTATGCCCGCACGGATCAGGTCGGCTTCCTGACCACCCAGCGTGTCGATGGCAAGCTGATCCTGCCCGAGTCCGTGCAGCTCCTTCAGATGGCTGCCGGCGGCTGATAAGAGAGGGGGATGACCGATCATGGCACTGATCCCGCTTTTTGAAGCAAAGACCTATCTGCGCGTGGACAGCGGGGATGAAGATGCCTGATCGGCATTCTGCTTTCCTCGGCCGAGCAGATGTGTAAGGATGTGGGCCGGCTCACGGACGACCAGTGGGAGGCAGTCAATGCCGCTGACCGGGATGCCGAGAACGGGGTCACACCAACGAGGGAGCTGGAAGCTCTGCGCAGCACTTGCCGTGTGGCAATTCTGTATGCGCTGGGCTATTTGTACGAACACCGGGACGAAGCGGACCATAAGCAGTTGATGCTGACGCTCCGTTCCATTCTGTTCGCTGTGAGGGAGGGGGTGTTCTGATGATCGATAAGCTGAACGAGAGGATCACGATCCAGCAAAGTAAGCACATGACCGATAAGGTTGGCAATCATCGGAACGCATGGGTGGATTATTACACCTGCTTCGCCTACGCTTCGACCTTTGAGGCGCAGGAGGATGAAGGTGAAGTCACAGCCGAACAGAAAAGCGTGGTGTTCACGGTACGCTGGTGCAGCGAGGTCAATAAGCTGACTTCTACCGGGTTCCGGGTACTGTTTCGTGGTGAGCTTTATGACATCACGTCAGTTGACCCCATGAACTACAACAAGAAAACCACAAAGCTGCATTGCAGGCTGGAACGGAGGCAGAGATGAGCAGTAAAACCGTCAGCGTGGATGGGCTTGCGGCGGCCGTCAATGAGGGATTGCAGGAGTATTCCAAGCTGACATCCTCTGAGGTCAAACGTGCCGTCCGCAAATCTGCTAAGACCGTCAAGGAAAAGATCGAGACCGGCGCACCGTCCCGGACTGGACGGTATAAGTCCAGTTGGGTGGCGACCAAGCAGGAAGAATCCAGCCAGAGCCTTCAGATGGTCGTCCATTCCAAAGACCGATATCAGTTGTCGCATCTGCTGGAAAACGGTCATGCGAAGCGTGGCGGTGGGCGTGTGGCAGCAATACCGCATATCGCTCCCGCAGAGCAGGAAGGCGTAGAACTGCTTCAGTCCCTTATCAAGAAGGCACTGGGATAGGAGGCACCATGACCCACGCAGAAGTCAAGGCAATGGTGGAAGAAATGGGGCTGCCCTATGCGTATGACCATTTCGCAGAGGGGGAGAGCTCCGACCCACCGTTCATCTGTTTCCTGTACCCGAGAGCGAAAAACTTCGGCGCAGACAACCTTGTGTACCACCATTTCAATCGGCTGGCTATCGAGGTGTACACCGATTACAAAGATCCGGATACTGAGGCAGCAATCGAAGAAGTCCTGACCGAACATGAACTCTTTTATGAAAAGAGCGAGGTTTGGATCGAGACGGAGAAGATGTATGAAGTCCTGTATGAGCTGACCGTCTGAGTCAGCCGCAGGGCTTTTTTCACGAGAGGAGAAAGCAATGGGCAAGAAAAGCAACAAGGTCAAGTACGGCCTGAAAAACTGCCATTACGCCAAGGCGACCTTTGACGAGGACGGCGGCGTTACCTACGATACCCCGGTACGCATTCCCGGTGCAGTCAGTCTGTCTCTGGATGCCAATGGTGAGATCGAACGTTCTATGCGGACAACATCGCCTACTATGTCGTGAATAACAACTCCGGCTATGAGGGTGATCTGGAAATCGCCCTGATTCCGGAGTCCTTCCTCACGGACATTATGCACGAGGAACTGGATGGCAACGGCGTTCTGGCGGAAAACGCCAATGCCGAGCTGGAGCACTTCGCATTCCTGTTTGAGTTTGATGGCGACCAGCGGCATATCCGCCATGTTATGTACAACTGTGTGGCAAGCCGTCCGTCTATCGAAGGTGATACCAACGAGGACAGCAAGGAGGTCAAGACCGACACCCTGACCCTGCAGGCAACGCCGCTGGCAAACGGTTATGTCAAGGCCAAGACCGGCACCAACACCAGCGACGATGTCTACAACAAGTGGTACGAGAAGGTCTATGAGCCGCAGGCAGAGGCATCCAGTGTGGTGACTGAGGAGACTGATCCTCAGGGCTGATAAACCGAGGCAGGGCTTCGGCTCTGCTTCCTACATTATTGTGTAAGGAGATTTTCAAAATGAAAAAGCATCGTGTATTTTCCCTGTTCACTGTCATCTTCGTGGCCTTCTTGCTGTTCCAGTCGGTGACCATCGTCCCAACCGGCTACACGGGCGTGAAGACCAGCTTCGGCCAGATTCAGGAGGCCACCATCCAGAGCGGCAAGCTCAACTTCACCATTCCGTTTGTCCAGAGCATCCATACCGTGTCCAACAAGCAGCAGGACAAGCACATCGAGGCACAGATCTGGGGCGAAACCTCCGACAAGACTCCTGTGTATGCCGCAGATGTGATCGTGACCTATCAGGTGCTCCCGGAAAAAAGTGCATGGCTGTATGCCAATGTATCCGACACCAAGAATCTGGTTGGTGACGAGTTGGTGGCATCTGCCATCAAGTCCGCCATGGCCGAGCTTGGCCCCAATGAGGTCACCAACCGCACCAAGATCGAGCCGCTGGCACAGCAGAAGCTGGCAGAGTCCCTGAACCAGAAGTATGGCGAGGGTGCTGTGTTCATCAATAAGGTGGTCATCAACAACATGGATTTTGAAGAGGCATACAACACTGCCATCCAGCAGAAGTCCATTGCCCAGCAGAACGCTGACAAGCAGAAAATCGAGAACGAGGCCGCCATTGCAAAGGCAGAAGCCGACAAGCAAGTGGCGATCACCAACGCCGAGGCAGAGGCACAGAAGACTTCCATTGCTGCGGATGCACAGGCCGAAGCGAACCGCAAGATTGCAGAGAGCCTGTCGGAACCTCTGATCGAGTACCAGAAGATCCAGAAATGGGATGGCAAGCTGCCCACCGTCAGCGGCAGCAATGCACTGGTCAGTATCGACCCGGCAGAGTAAGCGCGACACGAACTGAGGGCAGGGCGGAGGCTCTGCCCTTTCTACATGAAATGGAGGATTTGACTTATGGCTATTACGAAGAAAATCGAGATCGATGGACAGCAGGTTGATTTCCGCGCCAGCGCAGCCGTGCCGAGGCTGTATCGCATTAAGTTCGGCCGGGATATCTACAAAGACCTGCGTTCTCTGGAAAAGAGCGTGGGGGATAACGATGAGGAAAGCTCCGGCCTTGACCTGTTTAGTCTGGAGATGTTCGAGAATATCGCCTATATTATGGCGAAGCACGCCCATCCGGACCAGGTGCCGGACACCCCGGATGAGTGGCTGGAAAACTTCAATACCTTCTCTATCTACCAGATTCTGCCTCAGCTGATCGAACTGTGGGGTCTGAATGTCCAGACGGAGGTAGAGGCAAGAAAAAACCTCGCAAAAGTGAGCGGGTAATGACCACCCCGCTCTTCATGCTGCGCTGTGTGCAGCTCGGTATCAGCATAGCCGACCTAGACTTGCTGACCATCGGGTTGGTCAACGACATGTTCACAGAGCGGCAGAACGATGAATATCCGTATCAGGAGCTGGCATCGCAGGCAGACTTTGACCGGTTCTGACCAAACTTTCTGCTTATATTGATTGCAAAATAAGCACGAAAGTTTGTGAGGATAAAGAAAAATCCCCCAGCCGTGCACAGCTGGGGGAGAAAGAAGGTGGCCCGAAGGTCATCTTCCGGTCTCAGACCTCGCAAGATTACTGAAACCTGATTGCTATTGAATTATAGCTGATTAGGCGCAGATAGTCAACCGAGTATATCGTGCTTGCGGATTCTCTTCTGCGCAAGTTCGTATACTTCTTCATCAGCTCGGACTCCGATGACAATTATCATCATGGATGTTTCAGTACGACGAAGCTGGTAAACAATGCGCAGACCAGCGGAGCGAAGTTTGATTTTCATTAAACCTGCAAGGCTGGTGCTGCTATGATTGCCGAGAGGTTTTCCGTAGCCATTCTCATCGACAGGAAGAGGATTTTGCTGAACTTTCTTGATTGCTTTTAGAACAAGATTGCGCTGACTTCCATCTAAACCTTTGAGGTCTTTTTCCGCTTCTGGGAGGTATTCGACTTTCCAACTCATTCGATTTCTACCTCGTCAAAACCGGCGAGTCGTCTTCAGTGACACCGAGCCGACGGTTCATTTCCTCTTCGGAAATCAAGGTAGAAGGGTCAAAGTGCGCCATACGTTCGGAGGCGACCGCCAAAAGGCGAGCGTCATTCAGTTCGTCCATCAGGCGGACATACTCGTCAGGAGAGATAAGGACACACTCCGCAGTGTTGTTCTTCATGACAACCTTTGCACCACACTGCTTAACCTCATCAAAAATCTTGCCGGCAAGCCCTCGATTAAACTGGGTGATAGGAACGGTATTGGTGATTGCACTCATAACAGATGCCATAATTGTCAACTCCTTTCTTCACTTGCATTATAGCACGGGTTTGCAAAAACGTCAACAAGAACATCGACTTATTTGTTTACAAATATATTGTATGCAAGTTGGTCGGATTTGATACTGACTATAATATTTCTTTGGCCTATTCGCCTTGTGCGGATGGGCCTTTACTTATGCCCCGAAGGAGGTGGTTATCCGCATGGCATCCAGAATCGCAGGCATTACCGTTGAGATTGGCGGCGATACTACAAAACTTCCAAGGCCCTGGAAAGCCGTCAACAAAACCATCAAAACAACGCAGGCTGAGCTGAAGGATGTCAACAAGCTCCTGAAACTGGACCCTCCAACACCGAAGCTGATCACCCCAGAAGCAGAGGATGCTGAAGGAGCTATCGAAGCCACCAAGGAGAAGCTCACCACCTTAAAGACGGCGGCAGAGCAGGCCAATCAGCAGCTTGCAGATGGCAAGATCACGCAGGACCAGTACGATGCACTCCAGCGTGAGATCGTGGAGACGGAGCAGAACCTCAAATCCCTGCAGGAACAGGCGGCGGTAACCAATACGACCCTTGCCAAGATCGATGCGGTGGGGGAAAAGCTCCAGACGGTCGGCTCTCAGGTCGAGGGTGTGGGCAAAAAGTTCTTACCTGTTACGGCAGCCGTTACGGGCTTAGGTACAGCGGCTGTCAAAACAGCGGCAGACTTTGATCAGGAAATGAGCAAGGTCGCCGCCATTTCCGGTGCGACCGGCTCTGACTTCGATGCCCTGCGTGAAAAGGCCCGCGAGATGGGCGCCAAGACCAAGTTCTCCGCCTCCGAAGCTGCCTCCGCTATGGAATACATGGCGATGGCCGGCTGGAAGACCGGGGACATGCTGGATGGTATCGAGGGCATCATGAACCTTGCTGCTGCATCCGGTGAGGACTTGGCGACTACCTCGGATATCGTCACGGATGCACTGACAGCATTTGGTCTGTCGGCTTCGGATTCCGGTCACTTTGCGGATATCCTTGCGGCGGCATCGTCCAATGCAAACACCAACGTCAGCATGATGGGCGAGACCTTCAAGTACTGTGCGCCTATCGCTGGTGCGCTGGGTTTCAGCGCAGAGGACACCGCAGAAGCCATCGGCCTCATGGCAAACAGCGGTATCAAGGCATCCCAGGCTGGTACTTCGCTGCGTTCCATCATGAACAACCTTGCCGGCGAAGTGACCTTTGCGGGCAAAAACATCGGCGAGGTCACCATTGCTACCAGCAACGCAGATGGCAGCATGAGAAGCCTGAACGATATCCTTGCGGACTGCCGTGTGGCCTTCTCCGGTCTGACCGAATCCGAAAAGGCAGCCAATGCCGAATCGCTGGTCGGCAAGAACGCCATGTCCGGTTTCCTTGCCTGATGAACTCCGGGGAAGGGGATATCAATAAGCTCCGTGGCGCCATTGAAAACTGTGACGGTTCTGCGGAGAGCATGGCAGAAACCATGCAGGACAACTTAAATGGTCAGCTCACCATTCTGAAATCTCAGTTGGAAGAGCTGGCTATTTCTTTTGGCGACCTCCTGATGCCCACCATCCGCAAGATCGTGTCGGCAGTGCAGGCATTCGTGGACAAGCTCAACAGCATGGATGACAGCACCAGAGAGACTATCCTCAAGGTGGCGGCTCTGGCCGCGGCCATCGGGCCGCTGCTCATTGTGCTGGGCAAAACCATATCGACAGCAGGCACAGCATTAAAGGGCTTCAGTTCGCTGGCTAAGGCATCCGGCTGCTCTCCACTAGGGTGGGCAGCGCAAGCGGACTGTTCGGGAAGCTGGGTGCAGCCTCGGCGGCATCTCTGCACCGGTTATGGCAGTGGTTGCGTCATTGGTACACTGGTCGCTGCTTTTATGCACCTCTGGAATACCAATGAGGAGTTCCGTACAGCTATTACTAACATCTGGAATGGCATCGTCGAAAAAGTGCGCGGCTTCTGCGACCAGCTGACCCAGCGGCTCAATGCCCTCGGCTTTGACTTCAAAGACATTGTCGAGGTGCTGAAAGCAGTCTGGGATGGTTTCTGTCAGGTGCTTGCCCCTGTATTTGAGGGTGCTTTTCAGGTTGTATCCACGGTACTGGGAACAGTCCTCGACACGCTGATTGGTCTGTTTGATGTGTTCTCCAATCTCTTCCAGGGCAACTGGAGCGGAGCATGGGAGGCAGTCAAAGGTATTTTCTCCGGAATTTGGGAAGGAATTAAGTCCATCTTCTCCACAGTGCTGGACACCTTGAAGGGTGTAGCGGATGTGTTCCTCGGCTGGTTCGGTACGGACTGGAACTCGGTCTGGGAGAGCATTCAGGGATTCTTTGAAGGAATCTGGACGGGAATCAGCGATTTCTTCTCCGGCATCCTGACAGGCATCCAGACCACTGCATCCAACATCTGGACCGGGATCTCGGATTTCTTTACCGGGGTCTGGACGGGAATCAAGGATTTCTTCGAGGGTATCTGGAACGGCATCGTCTCGTTCTTCACGGGGAAAACCGGGGAAATGGATGAGAACGCACAGTCCACCTTCAGCGGAATCTCGGATTTCCTTGGTGGTGTCCTGACTGGCTTGCAGACTGTGTTCTCTACGGTCTGGGATGCAATCTCCGGTGTGGTCAGCGGCGTCATGGATGCGATCTCGGCGGTCATTTCGACAGTCATGAGCGTCATCTCCGGCGACTGGTCTACGGCTTGGGAAAATATCAAGTCGGCGGTATCGACTGTGTGGGAGGACATTTCGGGCGTCATTTCCGGCGCATGGGAGGGAATCTCCTCTTTTGTGTCCGGCGCGGTTGAGACGCTCGGCTCTGGGCTTTCGACTGCATGGACGGGAATCCAGACGACCGCCTCGTCTGCATGGGATGGCATCAAGGGTGCGATTTCTACTGCTTGGGACGGTATCCAGTCCGGCGTGACCTCGGCGGTAGAAACGGTGGCCACCGGGCTGTCTGGGGCTTGGGAAGGTATCCAGTCTACGGCAAGCACTGCGTGGGAAGGCATTAAGTCTGGCATCTCCAGCGCATGGGAGGAATCTCCGGCTTCTTCGGCGGCATTTGGGATGCCATTATCGGCAAGACCAGTGATTCCACCACCCAGATGAAAACGGATACCTCTAACGCATGGTCCGGTGTGGAGGTGGAAGCACAGACCGCATGGTCGGGTGTGTCTACCTCCGTATCGACTGCCTGCACTGGCATGGCGCAGTCTGTGACGAGCCAGATCGACAGCATCAAGGCATCTGTGTCGGCAGCATGGTCCGGTATTGCATCGGACACTACTACGGCATGGAATGCGGTCAAGACCAACCTTACGGCAGCATGGAGCGGCATCACGACTTCTGTGACTTCCGGCCTGAACAGCGTAAAGACCGCAGTCACCAATGGCTGGACACAGCTCCGCACCCTTACAATATCCAGCTGTCCGGCATCCAGTCGAGCCTGACGGCAAGCTGGAATTCCATCAAATCCGCAAGCACAACTGCGGTCAGTGCAGTCAAAACGGTTGTCACCAATGGCTGGACTAACCTGCGCACGTTGACAACATCCAGTTGGAGTTCCATCCAGACGGCACTGAACACAAGCTGGAACAGCATCAAGAGCGCAACGACAGCCTCGGTCAACGCAGTGAAAACTTCCGTCACGACCGGCTGGACAAACCTGCGCACGTTGACAACATCCAGTTGGACCTCCATCCAAACGGCACTGAACACGAGCTGGAACAGCATTAAAAATGCGACAACAGCATCGGTCGACGCAGTCAAGAGCGCAGTCACGGCTGGCTGGAACAATCTCCGCACCTGACCGGCAGCAGTTGGTCGAGCATCCAGTCGGTCCTTAGTTCCAGCTGGAATACTATCCGTAATACGCAACTTCGGCTGTGAACTCTGTGAAGTCAACGGTATCCACGGGCTGGAACGGTGTGAAATCCGCGACCAGCTCTACCTTCTCCAGCGTGCAGTCGGCGGTGTCCGGCGCAATGTCGAACCTGCGCTCCACGGTTTCTTCCGGTGTGTCCGGCATCAAGAGCAGCTTCAACTCTCTCAGCTCCATTGCTTCTTCGGCATACAACTGGGGCAGTGACATCTGCTCCCAGATGGCGGCCGGTGTTCGTGCGGCGGCTGGCTCGGTCGTTCGGGCCGCAGAAAATGTGGCAGGCAAGGTCAGAAGCCTGCTGCACTTCTCTGTGCCCGATACCGGTCCTCTGTCCGATGCGGACGAGTATATGCCGGACTTCATGAAGCTGCTGGCAAGCGGCATCAAGAAGAATCAAGGCAAGGTCGTTAAGGCAGTCAAGACTCTGTCCGGCTCCATGAGAACCAACCTGAACACGCCCGTAGGAGACATGGGCGACAAGGTGAGGTCTGTGGTGAGCGGATTTGCTTCAACGATCACTGGCAGCACCAACAGAGTACGGTCTGCTGCAAGCGGACTGGCATCCGGCATCCGAACTGGCTTATGAACGGTCTAGAAGGCATGTCCAGCGAGTTTAAGTCTGTCTGGAGTGACCTTGAAAAGATCACCAAAACATCGGTCAGCAGCATGAGCGATGAGGTGAAGCAGGGGTTCTCCGACATGAAGACCTCCATCGGAGACTTAAGCGACCAGACCAGTTCTCTGGGCAATGCGATCCACAGCCTCGGTGATACCTTCAACTCGGATTTCCTTAAGGGACTGGGCGAAGGTATCAGCAAGGTGGGCGATACGGTCAGCACGGTCACCGGAATCGTGGACAAGCTCGGCTCCATGAAGAGTACCTTCGGCAGCCTGGGCGAGACGCTCACGAACCTCGGCAATGCACTGGGAACGGATGGCGGCGGTGGTCTGCTGACAAAGATGGGGAGTTTCCTGTCGAAGATCGGCAACGCCGATGGCGGGCAGATCGTCTCAAACTTCGGAAACCTGATCTCCGGGCTGACCTCCAAGATGGGTGGTCTGGGACAAGGGATTACCGGTGTTATCTCGAAGCTGGGCAGCCTTGGTAGCAGCGGAACCGGCATCTTGTCGAACTTGGCAGTGTAGCGACTGGTGTCCTCTCCAAGCTCGGCGGTGTCGGCAGCAGCCTGTCTGGGCTGCTCTCCGGCGTAGGCTCTACGCTGGGCGGTATCGCTGGCTCGGCCGGTTCTGCGATTGCTGGGCTGTTCGGTTCTGTTGGCACAACGGTGTCTGGTCTCGCAGCCGGTGCAGGCAGTGCATTGGCTGGTATCGCTTCTTCGGCTGGCGGTGTGCTTGCCTCGGCAGGTACAGCACTGGCTGGTCTTGCTGGCCCTGCTGGTATTGCGGTGGCCGCTGTTGGCGGTGTCGGCCTTGGGCTGACCGCTCTCTGGAAGAACTGCGATGGCTTCCGGGAGGGCGTGACCAACATCTGGAATAAGGTCACTTCTGTGTTCTCCAATGGTGTGACTGCCATTAAGAATGGCATCTCCAATGCGGCGTCTGCCATCGGCAACGTGGCATCCTCCATCTGGAGCGGCGTCAAGAACGTGGCTTCCTCGGCGGTGAACTGGGGAAAGGATGTGGTCAGCGGTATCGCTGGAGGCATCAAGAAAGGCGTGTCGTGGGTCGGCAATGCCGCCAAGAGCGTGGCAAACGCATCCGCAGCTTCCTGCACTTTTCGGTGCCGGACGAAGGACCGCTGGCAGATGCCGACAACTATATGCCTGACTTCATGAAGCTGCTGATTGGCGGCATCAAGGACAGCGAGGGCGGTCTGCTGAAGCAGATCCGGTCTATGGCCTCTAAGGTTCAGCAGGGGATGGCGGGAATCTGCTCCTTCAGCCTGCCGGAGATCAATATTCCCCGGCTGAACACAAGCGGTTGGAATTTTCCGCAGGCTGCTCTGGCCGGCGGCGGAACGACAAAGAACACGAATCTGGGTGGCGTTCACATCACAGTGAACGGCTACAACGCCCGGAACGATAACGAACTGGCACAGATCGTGGCTGACAAGATCAATGAGATGATCGACCAGGACGATTCGGTCTATAAGTAAGAAGGTGATGCGTATGGGCTATTTGCCTGAGAAAAAGACAGTATCCCAGTTTGATCTGAAGGGCAGGTTTGCACGGCAGTATCTGTCCTTTGCCGGGAAGTCCAGCAAGGACTTCCTTTTATATTTGTCCGGACCGGTGTGTACGATTCTCCGGCAGCGGATGTAGAAAGCACATCGGTCCCTGGCAGAAACGGAGACATCATCAGCGAGAATGCAAGGGCAGGTCGGCGGCGGTATCAAAATGTGGATATCAAGTATGAAGCGTTCTTCTTCAACGGTCTGCCTGCTAAGACCGCCGCAGTCAAGTCGTGGCTGCTGTCTCCGGTCGGCTACCAGAAATTGCAGGATACCTATGACCCGGATTTCTTCCGGATGGCAGTTTGCACCGAAGCGATGGAGTTCGATGTGACGGCGCAGAAAGCCGCCAAGATGGATCTGGTGTTCAATTGCAAGCCCCAGCGGTGGAGCGTGGAAGGACAGAGGACTGTGCGGCTGGAAGTCGGAGCAACCTCATGAACCCCTTCGCATTCCCGGCACAGCCCATCTTCAAGGTCTACGGAGATTCGGGCGGTGTGTTGTATGTGGGCGATGAATCCATTACCATCCACAGCATCAAGGATTATGTCCTGCTGAACTGTGAGACGCACAATGCCTACAATGCGGGCGGCTTCTGCAATGAGACCATTCTCTCGGACGACTTCCCGGAATTGCCGGCTGGAAAGACACAGATCGCATGGACGGGCGGTATCACAGCGGTGGAGGTGACTCCGCGCTGGTGGACGCTGTGAGGAAGGAGGTGGAACGGGATGATCCCTTGCCTGTATGCATCCACGGAGGCAAAGTTCGACCACAACGGCATCGGCAAGCTGGCAGATGCACAGTCCTGCATCGTGACGGAAAAACGAAACGGCAGCTTTGAGCTGGAGATGGTATACCCGGCAGATGGTATCCATGCGGAGCAGTTGGAAGAAGGAAACATCATCCTTGCAAAGCCATCCGACACAGGCAGACCGCAGCCGTTCCGTATCTACAAAATCGCAACGCCGATTGACGGCAGGCTGACGGTCAAAGCAAGACACATCTCGTATCAGCTCAACTTTATTACGGTCTCGCCCTTTGCCACGACCGGCTGCACCGGTGCACTGGCAGGGCTGGGAAACCACGCGGCATCCGAGTGCCCATTTGAGGTCTGGACGGATATCTCTTCCAGTGCTTCTTTCCGGCTCTCGGTGCCGTCCTCTTTTCGGAACTGCCTCGGCGGTATCGACGGCTCGGTGCTGGACACCTTTGGCGGAGAGTACGAGTGGGACCGATACACGGTCAAGCTCCATCATCACCGGGGCGCAGACCACGGTGTGCATATCGTTTACGGCAAAAACCTCATCGACTTCAAGATGGAGAAGAACATTGAGAGCGTCATCACGGGTGTACATCCGTACTGGCAGAATTCCGAAACCGGCGAGGTGACGGAGCTGCCGGAGAAGGTGGTACTGGTGGAGCAGCGGTCAGTTCCGTACCAGAAGATCACGGTGCTGGATTGCACCAGCGGTTTTCAGGATAAGCCTACCGATGAAATGCTTCGCTCCTTTGCGCAGGACTATTTGAAGAATACGAGCCTGACCGAGCCGCAGATGGATATCGACATCGACTTCATCCAGCTCTGGAATACCCCAGACTATGAGGATGTGGTGGAAGCGGAGCAGGTGAGCCTGTGCGATACCGTCCATGTGTTCATTTCCAAGCTCGGTATCGAGGTCAGCTCCAAGGTGACCGAAACGCAGTACGACTGTCTGCTGGAACGGTACGATGGCATTACGCTGTCGAACTCTACGGTCAGCAGCCGGAACTCGTCTCTGACTACAGCACTGAGCAATATCCGAAACACAGCCAATGAAGCCTATAACACGGCCCTCCGTGTGGAGACCAGCATGGGTGAGCAGATCGGCGGCATTTCCGTGTCGATGGTCTATGACGGTACCCTGCTGGCCGGTCTGTTCGGCCTGCATTATCAGAACGTGACCGAGGTGAACGGCGATACCGTGCGGTATGCCTTCAATGCCGGGTCACTGGCAAAGTCTACCTTTGCGTGGAAGAACAGCCTGGATGGGTTTTTCATCTCCACCGATGGCGGAAAGACATGGGGCTACGGCTGGGAGCAGGACGATTCCCCGGTCAAGACGGCGTTGCTGCTGGATAACACCCTGCAGGAGTTGGATGAACGCTATAAGAAAGCCGAAGAACTGACTGAAGAACTGCTCGAACAGTTGGATGAGCGGTATAAGACGGCATCCGCCTTGTCAGAAGAACTCATCAAAAGCCTGGAAGCACGATACGGTACGGCAGATAAGCTGTCCGAGGTGCTGCTTGCACAGTTGGATGAGCGATATAAGACGGCAACTGCCTTGTCAGAAGAACTCATCAAAAACCTAGACGAGCGGTACGGAACAGCGGATAAGCTGTCCGAAACGCTGCTGGCGAAACTGGATGAGCGGTATGCTCCGTCCATCTGTGCGCAGGAGTCAGCACCAAAGAATCCGAAAACGAATGCACTCTGGGTCGATACGACTGCCCTGCGGCTGAAGCTGTGGGACGGAGAGATTTGGCAGACGGTAGGCTATGAGCCGACATCGCCTGAACCTGACCCGGATACCACGACAGAGGGAGGAGGCGAAGAAGATGGCAAACAGGAAGGTGAAAGCAGCGGTACAGACAGCGGAGGAACCAGCGCAGGAGGCACTGGTGGCTAAGTCGTTCACGGTGTTTCAGGATGTGGAACTGTCATTCACAGAGAACCTGATCCCGACCCACATCCCGGTCAAGCAATATGACAACCAAGCCCGAAAGGTGAGGTGCAGGCTGTATCAAAATTCGCTGGAGTACAAGGTCAGCACGGACACCATTGTCAGCTACTCGGCGACCCGACCGGATGGTGCGGTGTTCCAGTATTCCAGTGAAACCCGCCCGGACCTTGTGTTCGTAGATGACGGTGCAGTTATCCTGACGGTCACATCTTTTATGAGTGAGGTGTACGGTCGATTCCCGATTGACATCTACCTTCTGTCCGATGAGGGAGATGTGATCGGTTCGTTCAGTCTGGTGCTGAATGTGGCTCGTGCGGCGGTCAAGAACGGCAAGATCGCCACGCTGACCTATAAGCAGGCGTTGGATGCAGCCGCCAAGGGCATTCTGGAGTTCCTCATCACCGATGACGGATACCTCGTGATGCGCTCGGACGATAAGCTGGGACTGGCGCAGGGGTCTGTGTCCAGCACCATCGATAAGGTGGCGAAGGACATCGCAGAGGGCTGGTTACCTCGTCCATCGACATGGACGGGCATCTGGTGTTTACGACATGGGATGCGCTGGGACTTATCTTTGAGATGGACGATGAAGGTCACTTGATCGTGAGATACAATGAGGCGTAAGCGGAAAGGAACTAGAATGGGAGAGTTTGTTGGCAAGCGAGTGGTACCGGACCATGTGGGTGTCTGGGACCAGAAGAAGACCTATGAGCCTTGATGATCGTGCTGGATAGTGAAACGGGTGACAGCTATATCAGCCGTAAGGCCGTGCCTACCGGCATTTCGCTGTCGGATGAAAGCTACTGGTCGCTGTGTGCCCATTATTCCGCACAGATGCGGAAGCTGGAACAGGATGTAGACGTAGATGTTCAGCAGATGCACAGTGATGTTACGGCTGTCAAAAATGCCATGAGTCAGGAGTTTCAGGAGACCCATACGGCAATCAGCAAGGAACTGGATGATACGCACAAGGCGATCAGTCAGGAGCTGTCGGAAACAGAACAGCGTGTCAATGAGAATCTGGAACAGACCAGTTCGGAGTTGACCGGCAAGGTCGAACAGGCCAAGTCCGACCTGAACACCGGCCGGCAGGAACTGAAGGATGCCAAGGATACGCTGAACAAACGGATGGACAGCATTGCCGGGGGAAAGACCTCGGATGCGGAGATTCTGGATGCTCGCGTGGACAACCAGGCACGACCCATGCCTCACTAGGCGAAGCAATGCGCTCTGCGGAAAAGACACGCGGTCAGTGGGATGATTGGCTTACCACAATCGTGTCCCAGCTTCTGGATGAGGCGACTGGTCGTGAAACAAAGGAACTGACCTTTGATTCCACGATTCGGACCTTCATCAATCTGAACGGCACGGTGGGTACGCTGGCGAATGAAAGCGACAGTCATTGGCACACCTCGGAGATGATCCCTGTTGTGGCAGGCCATGTGTATATTATCACCGCATCAAGTGGTTGGAAGAAATACTACTATGCATTCTATGACAGCAACGAGAATGTTCTCGCTGGTGAGATCGCGCCGGATAACAAGTCCGACAAAATCGAAAATCGAATCGTAATCGCGCCGGTTGGGGCAGTCAGTATGCGTATCACCTGGATTCAGGTTTCGAATTTTATGGGTAAGGTGGAGGAAGTGACTCGTTTCCTTTTCCCGACCAATGAGCTGAACGAGAAACCTGAATCCAGGATGGTCGCGGTGGAGACTGGTCTGGAAAAGGCGAAGGCCGATCTGATTGCAGCGGCAACCGGGGAGCAGAATACACTGCTTAGTGCCGCTGTTGTTGAGGGTGAGGCACTGGAGTTCACCTACACCGCAAACCGCTGCATCAATGAGAAGGCGGGTGAAGTCCATCCACTGCATCCGAGAATACAGCGTTCCGTGTATCCGATCCGATTCCGGTTAACCCCGGTGAACTGTATGCATTTACGGTTTCCGGCGGCTGGAATAAGTATCTGTATGCTTTCTACGATGCGGATGACAAGGTGGTTGGCGGCTATCAAGAAAAGACGGATGGAGTTGCGGGTTATCGTGACCGTATTTCTCCAGTTCCGGCAACTGCCGCAACGGTGCGCATCGCGTGGGTGGAGAATAACCACTTCACAGGTGTAATCAAAAAAGTTACACGAATCAGTTATCCTTCGGCAGAACTGGTCGGCACAGCTGCGGAACAGGCAACGGAGCGAGATGGCAAAATCGCTGGTCTGGAAAGCTATCTTGCGGACAGGGTCGTTGATGGTAACTATGAGTACACGGTCGGAGAGAAGCTCAAAGTTACCGAGAACAATGGCATTGTGCTGAACCCCACCACGGGTGCAAAGGTAAAGGAGCCCTCCGGCAATACGAACTACCGAGTATCCGAACCGATTTCTGTTGAACCGTATACACCGTACTGTATCAGTGCTGCCGGAAAAGCCGGGTACGGTTTGTATGCATTTTATGATGAAAACGGTAATCGCATCGGCGGCGAAAACAACACGGGCAATACTGATCGCAAGATTGAGAATAAGGTTGTGACTTCTCCGGCACGAGCAGCTTCTATTCGGATTGCCTGCATCAACGGTATGCAGAGTTGCGGCATCCAGCCTATGACTCGTGGCTATTTTATCGGCATGAAACCTAAGTGGTTTGGTCGCACATGGGTGTGCCTTGGTGACAGCTTGACGGAAAGCAATAGCCGTACCACGAAGCACTACTTCGACTATATCGCCGAAAAGACAGGCATTAAGACTGTGAACCTCGGTGTCAGTGGGACTGGTTATATGCGGCGGAAGGATATCAACCGAGCATTTTACCAGCGCGTCAGTGATATCCCGGAGGATGCCGATGTGATCACCATCTTTGGCAGCGGCAACGATCTCTCGTCTGACCAGACGCTGGGAACTGTCACGGATACGGGTACCGATACGATCTGTGGCTGTATCAACGCAACCATCGACGCCATCTACGAACGCATCCCTCTGGCTCGGCTGGGTATCGTGACCCCGACTCCGTGGGTCGGCAGTATGCCTTCTAAGACAACCTGCGGTATGGCGAAGTACTCGGAGGCAATCGTTGAGATCTGCAAACGGCGCAGCATCCCGTGCCTGGATCTGTACCACGAATCCAACCTGCGACCCGATGATGAAAATTTCCGCAAACTCGCATTCTCTAAGGACGGCGGCAATGGCGTGCATCCCGATGAAAAGGGGCACGAGATCATTGCTGCATCCTTCCAGAGCTTGCTGGAACGACTGATTCTGTGAAATGGAGTGATAAGTATGAATATGAACGATAATAAGAAGAAAAAATCGGGGGGGTACTCCTGAAAGCTGATTTTCATCCTCCCCCTGCTTGCAAAAAAGACGTTGGTAAGCCTTTGAGCAAGCAGAAGGGAGAATGAAATCATGGGTGAATTCGTAGGTGGACGCATTGTGCCGAAGCATTGCGGCACATGGAATAAAAGAAGCAAGTACGAGATGCTCAGTATCGTGTATCAGCCGGAGACGGGCGATAGCTATATCAGCCGCAAGTCCGTCCCGGCGGGTACTGCTTTGAGCAGCGAGGAATACTGGGCAATCTGCTCGGAGTATTCTGCACAGGTCCGTAAGCTGGAGCAGGATGTTGATGCAGACGTTCAGCAGATGCATACTGACCTTACACAGACCAAGGCTGATATGAGCAGGGAGTTTTCGGAAACTCATACAGCTATGAGCAAAGAATTGACGGATACGCATACGGCTATCAGTCAGGAACTCTCAACTACCGAGCAGCGTATTGCCAAAAATCTTCAGGAAACGACCACTACCCTGACTGGACAGGTGACAACTGCAAGAAATGACCTTGCGGCTGGCCGAAAAGACTTGGAAACCACCAAGAATCAGCTTACAGCTCGGATGAACAGTATTGTCGGTGGTAATACCACTGATACTGAGATCCTTGATGCCCGTGTGGATGCAGATGGAAAAACCTATGCCAATCTGAGTGAGCGCTTGAAGGCAGTGGATGCCTATTATGCAGGGGCCGACGCTGAGACGGTGGATGGCACAGCTCACGGAAGTCTTGCAAAGTATATTCACGAAGAATGGCGCAACGATTATGACCTGATTCGAGGCGGAACCTTTTATAAAGGCCATGTGGATGTTAGTGGGCTGAATACCAGCGATGATATGTCGGGGCGTGTTGATCCCAATGGCGAAGCTATTATCTGTTGATTCCGACCGGGAGCCTCCATGACGCCAGGTTGAATGTCCTCTTTTATGGGCTGCGCGGCAAGCCTGCCATTATGCGTGGCAATTGGGGTGGCATGGAGGGTGACTTCCATTATGCTGGACGACTGTCCATTGTTCCTGCCCAGCATTTCAAGGAGATGGATGACGGTGCTATTATGATGCTGACATCGATTTCCGCATGGAACCGCAGTTCTGCGAAGTATCTCTATATCAATCTGACCGAAGAAGAAGCGGCGAAAGCACAGGTTGTGGTTTGTGATACGGAAGGAACGCCGTGTATGAACTGCCTAACGGAACTTCTGAACCGAGTAGGTGCAGATAGAGACCGGAGGGCAGTCCAGAGAGAGGCGGCGATTCTGAGCAAGATCGAACAGGACAAGCAGACTGAATTGGAGCCGATTCGGACTGCGGTGGCAGAGAACAAGACCGCTATTGATAATCAGAACAAGGCTGTGGATGAGAAACTCGCTCAGTGGAACGAATCCGTGAAGGAATCCATTGAACAGGCTTTGCAGGTGCAGAACTCCAACTGGAGAGGGAAGACCATCAACTTTATCGGGGACTCCATCACTTATGGAGCGTATACCCCTGTGGGCGGTTCTTCTCCCAATAAGCGGGCTGAAAAGCGTTATTGTGAAATCGCCTGTGAGCGTTTGGGCGCAACCTGCCGAAACTATGGTGTGTCTGGCATCAGCATTTCCAGTACCTCGTACCAGTCTCCGACCGGCGCGATTTCTCTGCGATATTCGAGTATGGACGCTGCGGCAGACATGGTCGTGATCGCAGGAGGCACCAATGACTACGGCACAGGCGTTGCGCTCGGAACAATTGCTGACACCACAGATGTATCGTTCTATGGAGCCCTTCATGTACTGTGTAGTGGGCTTTGCGAGAAGTATCCCGGCAAGCGCATCGTTTTCCTGACACCGTTCCATCGTTCCAGTGAGGCTGCTAACAAGGTGGGTGCTACACTGGCTCAGTACAAACAGGCTATCTACGATGTGGCACGAGATGAGTTCGGCTTTGCGGTGCTGGATGGCTGGACTGTTGGTCTGAGTCCGAAAAACGCCAAGGTGAAAGCAGAGTATATCGTTGACGGTGTGCATCCGAACCCCATCGGACATGAACTGATCGGAGCCAGTCTTGCTCGTATGCTGAACGCCATTTAATACCCCACAGCTCTACGGCTGTGTTAATATAGATCACCATTACACAGGGACGGCGAAAACCGTCCCATTCTTTATGCCCGGAAACGGGCAGGAAAGGCAAGGTACAAATATGCAAAATGTAATCGACAAGCTCCAGTTTGCTTTTGCGGCACTGGGCGGTTTTCTCGGCTGGTTCTTCGGAGGCTTTGATGGCTTCCTCTACGCACTCATCGTCTTTGTGGTGACCGACTACTTCACCGGCATCCTTGCGGCGGGTATCCGCAAGGAACTGTCCAGCGAGGTGGGCTTTAAGGGCATTGCTAAGAAGGTGTGCATCTTCTTGCTGGTAGGTATGGCGAATGTGATCGATACGCAGGTGCTTCAGAACGGCGCAGCGATTCGCACCGCGTGATCTTCTTCTACCTGTCCAATGAAGGTCTGTCCATTCTTGAAAATTCTGCTGTGATCGGTATTCCCATCCCCGAAAAGCTGAAGGATATGCTGATCCAGCTGACCAACGAGAAGCACGTCCCGGAGAAAAATGACGAAAAAGAAGGGTAACTATACAACTTTTCGCCATTTTCATTGTGCTTTATGAGAGGAAAATTTGGAGAACTGGGTACCAAATGCTGAATTTCAGTAAGCATAATGAGAGAAGTTTTCTGAAAAGTACCTCCCCAAAGCCAAAAAATCGTGCGCTTTATGAAGGAGTCTATTGGGAGAGGGCAACCTCTCCTTCAATTTTGATGGAGGAACGACTATGAACGAATATCCTGCAAAGCTGAACACCGGCTATTATCGTGTTCGGACCGATTGGAACGATGACGCATCCCAGCTCGGTGCATATAAGCTGCTGGCGAATGCAAAGGCGAAGTGTGACGAGAACCCCGGCAGCTATGTTTTGCCGAGGACGGCACCGTGATCTACCCGGCGGATGAGCCTACGACCCGTGAGGAGAACGTTGAGGAGAAGCCTGTAACGGATATCCCGGAAGAGGACAAGCCCAGCGACGATGCACCCGGCGATGGCGAAGAGGACTTCCCGTCCGCAGAGCCACAGCCGGATGCCGTTGCTTTCGGTAAGCTGAAGACCCTGATGAACATCCGCAAGGAACCCAGTCTCGAAGCAGAGGTCGTGACTGTGTACCCGATGAACACCATCGTGGAGGTGCTGGAGGTCTGCGACAACTGGCTGAAGATCAAGTGCCCGGAGGCGGAGGACGGCATTGCCTATGTGCTGAACGAGATGATGCCTATGTCTTTGTCGGCAGAGATGTGTACGAAGTCGTAGCAGGGGACAACCTGTGGCGCATCGCAGAGCGTAAGCTCGGCAGCGGTACCCACTACACGGACATCCGTGAGCTGAACGGCCTGACTTCCAATGCCATCCGAATCGGCATGAAGCTGCTTCTGCCCTGACCAAAAACCAAATCAACACAGTCTGGCCCGGAGCAATCCGGGCTTTTTTCTATTGGGAGGAATCTTCTATGGCATACACTAACAGTCCCTTAGTGGTTTATACGAACCTCAGCCCGAACCATTCTGGGCAGCGGACACACAGCATCGACCGCATCACCCCGCACTGTGTGGTGGGGCAGTTGTCTGCGGAAAGTATCTGTGGCTGCTTCATCAGCCCGAGTCGTCAGGCAAGTTGTAACTACGGCATCGGCAAGGACGGCCGTGTGTCGCTCTGTGTCGAAGAAAAGAACCGGAGCTGGTGCTCTTCCAGTGCAGCAAACGATCAGCGGGCTATCACTATCGAGTGCGCCAGTGACTTGACCCACCCATACGCCATGAACAGTGCCGTCTACACTTCGCTTATCAAGCTCTGTACCGACATCTGCAAGCGGAACGGTAAGACCAAGCTGCTCTGGCTGGGGGACAAGAACAAGACGCTGAACTATGCGCCGGCATCGGATGAGATGGTTCTGACCGTCCACCGCTGGTATGCGAACAAAGCCTGCCCCGGCGACTGGCTGTACAGCCGCCTCAGTGATCTGGCGGCCAAGGTAACGGCGCACTGGGCACTCCTGTTGCGTCCACTGGCTTGCAGGCAGCTTCTTTGAAGGATATGGAGTCCGCAGAGGTTGTGACAAAGGTGGCCACGCTGTTTACCGCAAGCCAGAAGCAGTCCGGCATCCTTGCCAGCGTGTCCATGGCGCAGTTCATTCTGGAATCCGGCTACGGCAAGTCCGAGCTGCCACAGAATGCCAATAACTGCTTTGGCATGAAATCCTCGCTGTCGGGGAACAGCTGGGCTGGCTCTGCGTGGGATGGGCATTCCGTCTACACCATGCAGACCGGAGAGCAGAACACGGATGGCAGCTATGTGACCGTCACGGCCGACTTCCGCAAGTACGGCTCCATTGAGGACTCCATTGCAGATCACTCCGCTTATTTGCTGGGTGCCATGAACGGCAGCAAGAAGCGGTACGAGGGACTGGCAGGCTGCACGGACTATAAGAAAGCGGTGCAGATCATCAAGGATGGCGGTTATGCGACGAGCCTTGACTATATGCAGAACCTCTGCCGGGTCATTGAGCAGTGGAACCTGACCCAGTTCGATGTGGCAGCATCTGTTACGCCTGTCACACCCGCCGCGACCCTGTACCGTGTGCGCAAGAACTGGTCGGATACTGCATCTCAGAAGGGAGCTTTCCGTGACCTGAGCAACGCCAAGGCGTGTGCTGACAAGAATCCCGGCTACTCGGTGTTCGATGAGAACGGCAAGGCGGTCTATCCCACCAGCACGGCATTTCAGCCCTACACGGTCCGGGTGTCTATCTCTGACCTGCGCATCCGCAAAGGCCCCGGCACGAACTATGGCTCCCGTGGTTTTACTGGCAAGGGTGTGTTCACCATTGTTGCGGAGGCAACAGGTAAGGGTGCATCCAAGTGGGGATTGCTGAAGTCCTTTGCCGGCAAGCGTAACGGCTGGATCAGCCTCGATTACGTCAAGAAGGTCTAATATCACCTCGTTGCGATGACACAAAAGCACTCTCTGGCACATAGACCGGGCTGATTCAAACGCCGCACTCCGGGCTTCCCAAATCCAACCGGGAAGCCCTTTACATTTGTCATATATGCTGCAATTCAGGCGTTCTGTCAGGCAGATAGTTTGTCGGTAATATGCCGATTTATCTGGGCGACAGAACTTGCTATTCAGCCATACATGCGGCATTATACGACTACCCCAAGGAGGATGACGCAATGGAAATTGTAGTGAAACAGAAAAGGGCGGCGGCCTATTGCAGAGTCAGCACCGGCATGGAGTGTCAGGAAGGTTCCTATGAGATTCAGAAAAGCTACTTCACAGAGCTGCTCTCCGATAACCCCGATGAGGAACTCGTAAAGGTCTATGCGGATGAAGGCAGCGGACGCAGTACGCAGGGTCGGCCGGAATTCCGACAGATGATTCAAGATTGCATGGATGGCAAAATCGACATCATCTATACCAAGTCCATCTCCCGTTTCTCCCGAAATATGCTTGACTGTGTGACCGTGGTGCGTAGGCTGAAAGAGCTGGGCATCCCGGTCATTTTTGAAAAAGAGGGCATTAACACGATGAATGGCCAGAGCGAGCTGTTCTTCCACATCCTTGCCATCATTGCCGAGGAGGAGTCCAAGAGCATCGGTGAGAATGTTCGAGCAGGCATCGCCTATCTCCATGACCAGGGCATTCCGACCGGCCGTGTGACCTACGGCTTTCGCAGGGTCAACAAGCAGGGTGAATGGAGAATTGAAGAATCCGAGGCCCGCCGTGTCCGCTATGCCTTTGACCAAGCGGCAAAAGGAGTCTGCTACGCAGATATCCGAGCTTGCTTGGATAAGATGGAGGATGAGGAAAATACCGGTGTGTCATGGTCTCAGAATCGAAATCGACTACCCAATATGCTGAAAAATGTCGCATACATGGGGGATTACTGGACGGATTGCTACTACACGGCCTACGGCAAGAACGGCCACCGATACAGCAAGCGGAACAGGGGAGAACGCGCCCAAGTTCATCTGGAGGACCATCATGAAGGTATTGTCAGCAGAGAACAGTTCGAGCGTGTGCAGACCATGATTCAGATGGGCTTGCTCCACTCCGGACGAAAAAAATACAATGATGAACAGCAGAAGGTCCTGAACGACCCCAAATGGCAATAAGGAGAAAAGTACATGGAAATTACAGTAGAAAAGGTAGACACTGGGGTACAGAAGCTTGGCTTTCAGGCACTTAGCACCTTGAAAACAGTCCGCGTTGCAGTCTATGCCCGTGTCAGCACGGACCAGGAGATTCAGCTCCACAGCTTGGAGGAGCAGATGAAAGCCTTCCGCGCTAAGATTGCCCAGCACCCTGGCTGGATGTTGGTGGATGTCTACGCCGATGAGGGCATCAGCGGAACCAGCGTGAAAAAGCGTAAAGAGTTCTTGCGGATGATGGAGGATTGCGAGGCAGGCAAGGTCGATTATATCATGGCAAAAAGTATCTCTCGATTTGCCCGCAACACGGTCGAATGTCTGTCCTATGTGCGCCATCTTCAGAGCATCGGTGTCCAGCTTTACTTTGAAAAGGAAGGACTGGATACGGCAACGTCGGTGTCCGAACTGATTCTGACGGTCATGGCGGCTTTTGCACAGGAGGAAAGCCGTTCCATCTCCGAAAACCTGAAATGGGGCATTCGCAAGCGGTTTGAAAGTGGTGAGTCGCGCTGGACCAAGACCTATGGCTATCGGAAGACCAAGGACGGTGAAATTGTCATTGAACCGGACGAAGCTGCCATTGTGCGGATGATTTTCAAAATGTACCAGTACGGCATCCCCATGACGGACATTCTGGATGAGCTGACCTTTATACAGGCTCCTTCCGCAAGGGGCAAGCAGACGTGAACAAGACCGCCCTTAAGTATCTCCTTGAGAACGAGAAGTACATTGGTGATATGCGGCTTCAGAAATGGGTCAGTGTTGACCATATTTCCCATAGGAGTGTCCGGAACGACTCGACTGTGATTCCGGTCTACAACGTCAGGAACCACCATGTTCCTATTATCGACCGCCATACCTACCAGCAGGTACAGCGCATTATGGAACTGAAATCTCCGCATGGGGAGTACAGCCGGTATCCCTACTTCGATACAAACATTGTCTGCCCGCTGTGTGGGAAGAAGATGATTCCGAGGGTCATGAAAGTGAACAGCCACAAGCGCATCCTTGGCTGCTTTGATGTGGACGGCTGCCGTGGGTATGCGGTCAAAGGGTATCTTGTGGATGCTGCCCTGCTGGAAGCCTACAACACCCTTGAAATCAAGGAAAAGAAGCGGACGGTAGCTATGCAGAGGATGCTGGAAATCAAGGCAGAGAGCCCGAAACTGGACACCGTCCAGTATTACTGGCTGGATGACTTGGTGGGGCACATTGAATTTAAACAGGACACCATGCGGGTGTTCTGGAAATGTGGTCTGGAGAGCGAGGTTGCTTTGAATGCATCCAAGGTTGAGGAACCGACCCATGTGGCAGAGCTTTATCGGAACTCGCTGGACCGTGCGCAGCGGAGCGAGAACAAGCCGGTGAGCGTGGTGCGGGCTGATAAGAAGTCAGTGAATACGCGGGAGGCACAGCGTAATGCTGCCATGCAGACGGCAAAGAACCTCCGTGCCAAGGAGAATGGAGTAGCAGCAAATGATTATTAAAAAGGTAATGCCAAAAATCCCAGTGGCAAAGAAACGTGTGGCCGCGTATTGCCGTGTCAGCACTTTTCGCAACGAGCAGGATGAAAGCTTTGAAACTCAGCAGAAGTATTACGAGGAGCTGATCCAAAGTCATCCCGACTGGGAACTGGTTAAGGTATATGCTGACCGGCATTCTGCTACACGAGTGAAAAATCGACCGGGCTTTCAGGAAATGGCGGCGGCCGCCGAAGCCAAGAAGCTGGATATTATCATTTGCAAGAGTATTTCCCGGTTTTCTCGGAACATGGTGGATTGCCAGCAGTATGCCAAATGGTTTAGAACGCTGGGGGTTACAATCATTTTTGAGGAACAAAATATCCGCACAGATGATCCAACCTGTGATTTCGTCCTATCCATCTTGGCAGCAGTGGCACAGGATGAAAGTCATTCTATCAGTGAAAATGAAAAGGCTGCTTATGCAAGCCGATTTGCACGAGGTGAGTACAATCTCGGCAATAATCGTATTCTCGGCTACGACTGTGTGGATGGCGAGCTGGTTCCCAACAAGGACGCTTGGATTGTAAAGGAAGTATTCCGCAGATTCATCGAAGGCGAGAGCTATAGGCAAATCGCTAAAGGTTTGGAAGAGCTGGGGGCTCAATCGTTGCACAGTAAAAAGGGGTTTGGAGTAGAAACTCTCCGGTACATGGTTTCAAATGAAACCTGTGTGGGTGACAAGCGGTTGCAGAAGAAAGCTCCGTTGGACTACCTGACCAAGAAGCCCAATCCGAATCAGAAGGTGGAATCCAATTATCTGTGGGATGACCATGAAGCAATCATAGATCGGGAGACATGGGATAAGGCACAGGAAATTCTGGAAAAACGAAAAGAACTGGCAAAGGTCGGTATTCATAAAACGAACAGGGAGCATCACTTCCTCTACGGCAAAGTATTCTGTGGAGAATGTGGTGCTCCCTTTTTGCGCCGGACTTTGAAAGCTGCTGGCGGTTTCAAGACGCAAAGCACCTATAAAGCGTGGAACTGCCGAAACCGGCAAAAAGGAAAAGGCAATGAGCGATGCGGCAACCGCTTTATTAAGGAAGAAGAACTTATCGATGCAATCCTGCGAGAACTTGATTGGCTGAACATGGATCAGGAACGGTTTGAAAAGGAAGTATCGAAGGTACTGGTATATCCAGACCATATTGAAGTTGAGAAAACTGATACAGCCCACCGGGTCACTTTCTGGCTTTGCGAATAAGCAAAAGAAGATGGTGACGGTGGGCCTTTTTGTTTTGGATGGGATTGCTATGTATAGAGTTTTGCTTTATGCTGGGTGCCAGAGACACACGATTGGAGGAACTTGTATGAAGCATGAACTTGAACAGGTACATATTGAATCCTATGGATTGACTGGGCCAGAAGTGGTAGTTGCCGCAGCAATCAAAGTTTACTTGATGAATTTGCCATGGTCCGACGCGAAAAAGAAAATGGATGCAGTGATAAGCTTGGAGAGAGGGGCAGTGACGGTCGATGGGAGAACCCTGTCTGGTTTGGTGAACGATTCGGTAGAATACGCTCTGGGAGCAGTAGGCCAGAAAACTGAGCTTGCGCCAGAATTATGGCAGACAATGGAGGCCCAGCTTAAGTCGGTGAACGGATCGGTTACAGTTCAAACAGTAGCAACAGGGCTGTTAGATTTCCTGTACGATTGCTGGACTTCAACTAAAAGGTAGACCTTGGTTACATACAGCCTGCATAGACCACAGAAGCACCCTCTGGAAAAGAAGGTGCAGCGGTGGCTTATGCGGGCAATTTTTGTTTATACGCCGAGGCTGTAAAGGATGGCGCGTAATTCTTTCAAGGTACGAGTGAGAATTTCAGCTTCGAGTTCGTTGCAGTCAATCAGAACCCGATGAACTTCGGTGTCTGCTGTGGAAACGGAGTGGGTCAGACTATCGACAAGCAAGTCATCTGTAGAAACGCCGAGAGTGTTTGCAATCTCTACGATTGTTTCAAGACTTGGTCGGCAGGCAGCGGTTTCGAGCTGACTGATGTATTGACGGGAAAGATGAACCTCGTATGCAAAGTCTTCTTGCGTGAGGTGAGACTGGTTCCGAAAAAACGCTATACGTTTTCCGAGCGCAGGGTAGTCTATAGGCATGGCTTTACCTCCAAACTGGCCCGCATAAGAACAAGACAATTATTGCGCCGAACAAAACACATAGCAAATTAATGCGGTAAGGATGCAACCTTCCTCCCCTTACGGTGTTGCATCCTTAGAGAATATTTTCTATCAAATGTCAAGCAGTAGTTGACATTTAGAAAAACGTGTCGTCTACTGCTTGACAGTCAACTCGCCAGTGCAGATGTATAATAAAACTGAAGAACTCTAAGGGTTATACAATGCGGGAACGGGGGATTGGGACGAGTGCAAGAAGGACTTTTGACGCTGTATAGTGAGGTCGAATCATCGCCAGTCCGCTGGCTCTGGTATCCATATATTGCAATTGGAAAAATAACCTTGCTACAGGGAGACCCCGGTGATGGCAAGTCTACAATGATGATGAATCTGATTGCTGAAATAACCACAGGAGGTGCCTTTCCTGACGGAAAACCATTGGAGCAACCACAGAGGGTTATCTACCAATGCTCAGAAGACGGGGTTGCGGATACGATAAAACCCCGTCTGGAAGAACAGGGCGCAGACTGCAGCAAAGTGGCATTTATCAATGAAGAAGTCAACAGTGGGCTGACACTCGATGATGAACGCATTAGGGATGCAATCGTTGCGTTTCGACCGAGGCTTGTTGTGATTGACCCAATTCAAGCATACCTCTCCAGTGACTCCGATTTGCAGATTGCTGGAAAAGCAAGGCGGCTGATGCAGCACCTTGGAATGTGGGCGGCTACCTATGATTGCGCCATTGTGCTGATAGGGCACTTGAACAAAAAGGAAGGCATAAAAGGCTTGTATAGAAGCCTTGGAAGCATTGACGTGGTGGCGGCTGCAAGAAGTGTGTTGCAGATTGAGCGCGATGCAGAAAACATGGATATCCGTGTCGTTCACCAGATAAAAAACAGCTTAGGACCAGATGGGTCTAAAATCAGTTTCTCGATAACAGAGGATTACGGGTTCCAATGGCTTGATTCCATATCTGAAAGCTGCGATGAAAAACAAGAAGTGCAGACTTTGGAGTATAAGACAAAAACGGAAATGGCTTGCGCTCTTTTGAAGCAGTATCTTGTAAAAGGTGATATGGCATCAAAAGAAATCTATGAAAGGCTTGGAGAAGCTGGAATAAGTCGCAGAACCATAGCTGAGACAAAACATGTGCTGGGAATACAAAGCTATAGAAAAATGCGCCAGTGGTACTGGACGCTCAGGGAATAAGGTGAAACCGTGAAAGAAAACAGTGGACAAGATCGTAAGCAGAAAATCCGTGATAAATATAAAGGCACGGATGCGTCTGAAATCGAAATAATCCCTGCAAAGCCTACTGCGGATTTTATGGAGAGCGGTGGAATTCGCCGTGTGGCGGCCTATGTTCGGGTCTCAACGGATAATGACGAACAGACATCTTCTTATGAACTTCAAAAGAATTATTATACTGAGTACATTACAGGACATCCTGGATGGGAACTTGTTGGAATCTATGCAGATGAAGGTATAAGCGGAACATCTATTGCACACCGAAAAGGCATGCTCCAGATGATTGAGGATTGCAAAGCCGGGAAATAGATTTGATCATGACCAAGTCGATTGCTCGATTTGCAAGAAACATCGTTGATTGCCTTTCTGTTATTGACCTTCTGAAAAACCTTGAACCGCCTGTAGGTGTTCAGTTTGAAGCAGACAACATTTATACGCTTGACAATAATGGACGAATGATCTTGACGATTTTGGCCTCGGTTGCTGAAGAAGAATCCCATTCAAAATCGGTCATTATGAACTGGTCGATTGAACGCCGGTTTAGGAAGGGACTGTTTTTAACACCAGAGCTGCTTGGCTATGACCGGGACGAAGATGGTGACCTTATCGTCAATGAGGACGAAGCTGAAACTGTAAAAGCAATCTACTATCTTTACTTGAATGGTGTTTCATTTTCTGATATTGCAGAATTGCTTAAAGCCTATAAACGCAAGACAAAGCAGGGAAGTTATGAGTGGAGCGCAAGCACACTGGCCGAGATTGTTGCAAATGAACGTCATTGTGGTGACATTAGGGCGTGGAAGACATTTACCCCTAATTTTTTGACACACAAAGCCAAAAAGAACAATGGTGAAAGAACGCAGTTAGAAGAAAAAATCATCATGAAGCCATAGTTTCTCGAACTGTATATGAAGCAGCAAATTTTCTTCGGGCATCACGTGCCTATGCGAAGAAAGCTAGGCCCTTGCCTGTACTAAGCGTTGTTGACAATGGAATCCTTCGAGGATATGTACCACTGGATAAAGACTGGACCGGATTCTCAACGGATGAATATCAAAAGGCATCTGAAAGTGTTATGAGCGAGTTGGAGACACGCGGCAGATTGAAT